GCGCTTGTGTACCCGGGAATAACGTTTTAGTGAAGTTGAATATACGACTTTGCATTGCCATGGGATTGATAAATCCATCCTCATCTACTACACTTGCGTTCTCATCGCCTTGTGTCCCTCTCGCTTTAATAACAAAGAAAGGTAGTTGCCCTTCTCGTTCGTCTCTCACTTGAAAATTAGTTACCTTGCAATCCATAACATTTGTTTTTTGAACATTGAACAATCGAACATTAAAGGGAACGAACCGTTTTGCAGACAAGCCGCTACGGGGTGTTCCCTGCCGACTTTAAATACGGGGGAGTGAACTTTTGCTACTCCACACACGCACCACCTCTCTCAAAAAAATTTTATAAAATTTTTTATATTTTATTTTTAAAATATGTTTAATTTATGTTAAATATCTGTAATTATTCTTAATATTTGCGTTATAGATAATATGAAACATAGCATAGATTATTATATAGAACATATTGAGCCTATGATAGATAATCTAAATAGGCAACAAGAAATACAGATTGATAATACTAAGTTTTTAGTATTAAAAGTGCGTACTAAAGGTGTTACGTATATATTAATAGCTAGTCAATATAACTGGAATGGAGTTCACTACTGGGTATATAATACTAATACAAAACAAGTAGAAAATATAATTCATAGTACTTACCACTTCATGTTTAGATTTAAACAGCGTCACTTATCTATTACTAGACTATCAGAAAATAAACAAATAACAGTATGCATGGTTAATATGTTTAAGTATTCATATAACTTGTTAAACTGTACATCTTCAGTTTATATTACATATAAGAAGCTATCTAAACTAGGAGTCCCACATATAAGATTTATTACATATATAAGAAAAACTACTAAAAAGAAATAGTATGAATATAGAATACGAAATAATAGGTAATACTATTCCATTTGATAAATCTGCAGAAATGTATAATAGATCTACATATATAGGTCCTGCAGATGATGGATGGTCTAAAATAGTAAAAGTAGACGATCAGTACTATATGGTACAACAAGGACTACAAGAATATGAAGGGCATGTATATATGTGCCAAGTAAAAATAACAGCTATAGAAATTTTAAACTAATATGAAATTAATAGAATCCAGTGTACAAATTATTGAGGAAAAAGACCCTTACAAGATGATAGAATTAGCAGGTAGAACTTGCTATAAGTCTGAAGATAAGATAACAGAGAATAGCGCTAAAGAGTTTGTAGATCGTATGATTAAGCTTGGTCATGGGGCTATGTTAGAGCATGGTACTATTTACTTAAAGATAGATAAAACAGAAGATGGACACCTTCCGCCAGCTAGATTATATTGGTCAGATGGTAATCACAAGAAATATACAAAAGTGCGTAAACATGGAAATTCAATATACGTGACAACTAATCTACGAGTAATAGTAGAAAATAATAGATTGGACGATTTACAATACCAAGTAGAACCTACAGAGCATCATGAAAAGCGTATTACGGCTAAATTCATATGTGATAGAGGAGTAAGTCATGAGTTTGTTAGACACAGAGTATTTAGCTTTGCACAGGAGTCTCAAAGATATTGTAACTACAGTAAGGATAAATTTAATAATGAGCTTACTTTTATTAAACCTACTTGGTTAAATATACCTACTGGAGATTATACTTACTGGGATGGAGATTGGTGTGATATTGATAATATGAAGATTCAATTGCCTTCAGATAATGGTATAGCGGACAACTTTTTATGGTGTTTGAACAATGCAGGAATGCAATACAGACTACTAATAAATAAAGGATTAAAACCACAAGAAGCAAGAGCAATACTCCCTAATGCAACTAAGACAGAATTAGTAATGACGGGCTTTGAGAGCGATTGGGAACATTTCTTTGAATTACGTTGTAGTGGTGCAGCTCATCCAGATGCTAAGAAGTTAGCTGATGAGTTAAAATCGTTAATGAATGTTAAAAACATTGAACTTAATAGCGTTAAATAACTATAAATAATGTTAATAAATGTTAAAGAAATAGTAACTAAGACAGTATATTAGACGTTATATGGGGAGTAAGAGGGGTAAAGTAATAACAGTGTCTAGTTAAGTAAAGTGATATAATATTAATTACTCCTACTTTAGATAATCACAAATATAATTACTATGAAACACAAACAAGTTAGAGAAGTAGCTTACTTAGGTAAGAAAGTATATTTTGGTAATAAACCTTATACTCTGGTAGAGAATGAAGTAAAAGGTATGTGTCAAGGATGTGATTTATACAATTGTTATTGCCCTTCTAGGATTACTTCATTATGTACTCAAGGATTTATACTTAAAAGAGATAAACAATGAAAGAAGGAAAGAAGAATGATTACCAAGACGGCAAGCTACGTTGGGATTTACTACCATTAGAAGAGATCGAAGATATAGTAAAGCTCTATACTGCTGGTTCTATTAAGTATGGTGATAACAATTGGCAAAACTTAGAGAATGGCTACCAACGATATAAAGCAGCTATGTTAAGACACTTACTTGAATATGAAAAGGGTAATAAAGTTGATGATGAAACTAAAGTAAACCACTTAGCAGCTGTAGCTTGGAATGCAATAGCTATGCTTTACTTAGATAAACACGGAAAAGGAAGGGACTATGACATTAAATGATTAGGAATTAGCAAAGATAGTAAGAGATAGAATACCAGTAACAATAGACAATAAATAGTTTATAGTAGAGTCTAATCCAATAGGTAGTTGTGATGGCTGTTATTTTTTAAATAAAAACTGCCCTACTTTGGCTAGACGTTATTGTTGTTCTAATGGCGGAAATATATTAATATTAGAGAAACAAAATAAGAAATAATACGTTATTTGAGTATTAAATATAGAATATTATGGAAGATAAAGTACTAGAAACAGTAGTAAACAATATGGAATACATTCCTCTGAAAGATGTCCTAGTTAAACCATTGGAACCGATTATGTTAGAGAAAGAGATAATTGAAGCGGTTGGTACAGGTGAACTTGATATAGATGGTTTCGAGAAGTTTGAGACTAAGACAGAAGTAAAAGAAGTAGAATCAGAGTGGAGATTGGGTATCGTACTTTCCATACCAGATGCGTACAAAGATACTGATATTAATATTGGTGATATAGTAGTATTTGGTAAGAAGTTTGCTAAGGACTTTGACTTGTTTAAGGATAGTCAGTTAGTTAAACCTTACGATATTGTAGCGAAGAAGAAAGTAAAATAACATATTAATGCGTATTAATAGTTGTTGTGGGGCTAGGTCTGCGGATCTAGCCTTTTTGTTTATATATGCTTAATAAGTTAACAAATGTTAATATAATAGAACCTTTTAACATTTAAAGCGTATAGGATATTGTAACGACTATTAAAGGTATTATTAAATAATAATTATTATGAAACAGTATAAAGTAATTAAAGAGTTTGCATGTGCAAAGAAAGGTGATGTCCTTACTTACAATGAAGATAGTGATTTGTTTGAGTTTGATATCACATCCAATGGTGGGTACAGAACTATGTTCGTAGATGAAGAGACTGCAGATGAGTTTGTAGAGGAAGGCTTTTTGGAAGCATTTGACAAAGAACCTGAAATGTCTATAGAAGAAGACAAACTTAACAAGGTATCTGAGATGATTGATGAAATGCTTTATCAATACGAACAAGACGGTAAAACGATTCAGAATAAGTATGATAAAGGTGAGGTACCTACTTGTGTAAAAGTGGAAGCTGACACAGTACATTATCATATCACAAAGGTACTAAACAAAATCAAAGAAGTAATCAATTCATGAATAAACTTGTAAAGACTGTTAAAAAAGCAGACCTTTACAGAGAATTCCTCAAATCACTTGATGGTGTACTTTAGCTGACTACTAGGGAGCAGGATTTAATGGTATTACTTATCGAATTAGATGTTAATACTCCTAAGCTCCCTGGTTACAGCAAGAATGTTATTAGCACCGAAAACAGACGTTATCTGAAGACTGCTACTGGCATTACTAGTGATAACCTAAGTAGATATATAGGAAGACTAAGAGATAAAGGTCTGATTGTAAAGGGTAAAGCAGACGATGAATGGACAGTTAATCCTGCATTGATACCCGAAGTGATTGGAGACAGAGTACAAATTACAATCGTACTAAGACTAGATAAAGAATAATATGAATATACAATATATTACAATTAACCCAGGAGCTATCTTACTTCAGAAAGATTATGGTTGGCTGAAGAAGTTCTGGTACAAACTAAGAGGTAAAGAGTTACCTTATAACTACTTTACTTTGTTTGGAGATGAATGTGCCTTAATCAATGTATTTGGCAAGAACTCTGGTAGTGTAGTAGTAGAACCTAAAAAGAGTTATAGTAAGAAAGAGTTGAAGGCTCTACTTACTTTGATTACTACTAATAGTAAAGATAAAGACACTTGGCTAAGCTCATGGGATGCTTGCAGTAGTGATCTTTTTACCCTAATAAACACAGTAAGACCTGGCACATTTGGAGATAAAGAATCTAAGTTGAATGCTCTGCTTGATAGCAGATTCTATAATGTGAAGGAGCTTGCAAATGTCACAAACTGGAACGAATATATATTCTGAGCTGAGTAAAAAGTATAACGTACCTTTATAGGTAGTTAAAGTTATATGTAATCATCCATTCCTATTTGCTAATAGGAGAATCACAGAATGCGATGAAAGACCTTTGTTATTCACTTACTTAGGTAAAATCAAAATTAAGAAATCATATGGAAAGAAAAATAGTAAGACTAGCGAAGATCCCAAGGACTGAGATAGTTACAGAGCTTATAGAGCATATGGTCTACTATAAGATGTCTTATCCAACAGGCTAGAAAGATCATTGTAGTATATTCTGCAATGATGCTACTAGCGAAATAATAACCCCAGATACTACGTATAAGCTATCAGATGAAGTATATCTATACTTATATTTACTAAGTAATAAAGCTATAGCAAGTATCTACAAAATAGTAAGTGATGATAAGGAAGACTGATATAAAATTATATCCTTATAATGTATGGACAGGAGTACTGTCAGATAAGGAAGAAGTATTACGTAAATTTGACTTCTTTACTACAGTAGATCATATGTTAGCTGATAAACCCATTGAGGTAAATGATCTAGATTTTGATTCTACAGCTGGTATTACTTATGTAGTTAGAGAAAGAAAGACTAGAGATAAAGGTTCCCTTACTCTCTTCAACGAAGAGATAACTACTTATAATTATCACCACCTATTTAATGTAATAAGTCACGAAGCAGGTCATGCAGCAGATATAATGTGGCAAGGATTAATAGGTATGAATGCTAAAGATGATTTTGATAGTAATAACAAGAATGAACCTTATATCTACTTACTTGGTCATATAGCTGGCATTATGGGGTCATACGTAATGAACTTTAATAAAGAACAAAATGGAATTAACTAAAGAGATGTCTCTTGCTTTCATTCAGATGGAGATAGAGAATGCTAAGGATGCTCCTGAAGTAATGCAGGAAATGCTTAAAGTAATAGAAGAAAGCATCAAAGATGACAAGATTACCTATGAAGAGTTCACTAATACTCTAGCTCAATACTTCAGTGAAATAGTACCAGAAGGTGCTAATACTTTAGAAGATAGAGTTAAGTATACAGAGATGATGTGTCAAAAGATGATTGATAAATATGGAAGCAAAGAAAAATGATTTCACTGACAAGAAACTCAGATGGGACTTACTACCACTCAAGGAAATTGAAAAGATTGTCAAAGTTTACACTGCAGGATCTGAAAAATATGGAGAGAATACTTGGCAAAGCCTTCCAAATGGCTATGATAGATACAAGGCCGCCTTATTTAGGCACTTGCTTGAATATGAAAAAGGACATGAAGTGGATGAAGAAACAGGTTGTGAACATTTGTCTCAGGTTGCATGGAATGCGATTGCGATGATGCATTGTGCTCCTAAATGGGAAACTGAGTCTTTTAAAGAGAACCTTACGTTGTGTGCACTAAATAAGCGCATCGAAGAAAAGATAGATTCTACTAATAAGATACTTGATGAAATGGAAAGTCTAGTGTCTGATAAGGAGAAAGAACGTAGAGCTAAAATAGTTGAAGATAGAGAAGCTAATAAAAAAGAAGTTGAAGAAGAAATAAAACAACTATGTAAAAAGCTTGAATATGAAACCAATAGTATCTATAAAATAAGTAAATGGTATTTATTTTATGATGGTAAAATTGAAGTTAATGTAACTAAATGGGATCCAGAACCTATTATAAATGCAGAACATCCTAGTTTATGTAAGGTTGGAAATATATATAGAACGAATTATGATTCACTTCTTTATATAGAAGAATTAAAAGATTTAGTAGATCATCTAATAAAGAAATATAATGAACATTACGAAGGACTCCCTAGAACAGGAGATGGATCTGTACAAACAGAAGATTCAGAAGTATCTGAATAATCCTGAATACTGTGATCCTAATTGCTCTCTACAACAAGCTCAAGTTATACTTAATAGATTGAGTAGAGAATATCATTTTAATTATAAAACAAATAAGATAAGTAATGGAAACAATAATCGGTAATAGCTGTGAATACAAGCTTATTGGAGATACTATGGAAGAGCTTCAATTAAAGAGTATCAAGGATAATGATATATATGTACGCAGTGTATTCGTAGCAGAATCAGATGGAAGACTCTTACTTGAAGAGGGATTTGTAAATTACAAAGAAGGTAACGTTATAATAGTTCTATCTAAATATAGCAATGATGAAGACAAGTATGTGACTAGACCTGTAGTAATTGATAACTATTACTTAGCTGATGTAATCAAAGACCTTTCTAAATGAAACTATTCGTCGATATTCCTAACTACGAAGGTAAATATAAGATAAATAGAGAAGGCTGTGTAATGTCAGTCGGTAGATTTGTACCAGAATCTGGAAGAGGAGGACGCTATTATAAAGAAAGAATATTAAAACCACATCTCGATAAATATGGATATTATCAGGTAGGTTTATATTCTGATAGTAAAATGAAAGTTATTAAAGTTCATAAACTTGTAGCGTTAACTTTTCTTCCAAATCCACTTCATTTACCAAGCATAAATCATATTGATGAAAACAAGCTTAACAACAGTGTAGATAATCTTGAATGGTGCACTGTAAAGTATAATAACAACTATAATGACCGTCAAAATAAAATAAGTATTAAACGGAAGAAACCAGTAGGTATGTATAATTTAGATGGAGAACTAATTAATACCTTCGATTCTATAAAAGAAGCGGTCAATAATACTGGATTTCAAAAAGGTTATATTATAGCTTGTTGTAAAGGTAAAAAGGAATCATATAAAAAATACAAATGGAAATATGAAACTATTTGATTTAGTGGGAGGTAAAGTTGTAATACACGAGGATGCATTAGCTATACCACCTTTTAGAACCCTCTGGGAGCTTGATAAAGATAAGTCCCATGCTACTAACATACTTAGTTATATAGTACTTCAAAACAAGTATAATAGCCCTTATGTAAAGACTATTGTAGATAGTGAAGCAAGATCTAAGAGACTTAAGAATCTATTCTTCAAAGATGAGAATTATCCTCTAACAGTAGAGGAAAAGATAGCAGAAGATGAGTTTATATTCTTGCAGAATACAGCTACTCTTACTATGCTAAACAATATGAGACTCAAACTAGACAGTATATCAAAATACTATAAAGACTCATTAGAAGAAGAACTAGATGAAAGAAAGATTAAAGATCTACTTGCCGGTATGACTAATGTAGGTAAAGTAATTGAGACTATAGAACAACTTGAAGTAATGGTTAAAGCTGAAGAAGCAGTTAAGTCCAAGAGAGTTAAAGGTGATGCTAAGGTTAATCCATTCGAGTTACCATCTATAGGTGTAGGAAGATAACACCAAAATAACCCAATTTTATAACAACAACGTTTTAATAAACAAATTAAGAGATTATGGAAAAAGCAACAAAAATGCCAGATATTATTCTGGATTTGACAGACGAAACTAAAACTATTGAAGAAGCTATTGCAGATTGTGAAGCTGCACGTCAGACAGTGTTACCTTGGCGTAAGCGAATAGTTAAGCGTATCAAAGGCTTGTTTAAACGTTCATAAAGACATCTACGGGGCATGTCTATAAAGAAGCCCTGAATACTGCCCTGTGGTGTAAAGGTAAGCACTGGAATCTCTAAAATTCTAAGTTTCCGTTCGAGTCGGAACAGGGCTACCAATTAAAATACTTGTCCTTTGAAATTACGATAGCAGAAGGAAACCTATTAGGTAAGTAATTACAGTGAATAGGTAGTCTGAGGTAATAAAGCTCAGGTAGGGAGTACTAAAGAATCCTAGAAATCTCCCTTTCTAAATATTTCATTTTCATTATGAGGGGGATTCGTTGTGAAACGCGTCCCTTTTTATTTAGAGGTTATGAGAGAATATCATGAAGAAACTGTGCCTATAGAAGAAGATTGGAACCCGTGGGATGATAGAGAAAGAGCGCTTTGAATTAAAGTTTAAAGAACCGTTCTATCAAGAACATGAGATAGAAAAAGGAATATAGATAAAGGTAGATAATAAATATTACTGGATAAATTATGAAGAATGGAAAGCTGTGAGAGATTTCTACAAGAAATGGGGTTTATAAAAACTAATAAAGCGCACAATTGGTTTGGTAAAAAATATGAGAAAGAAGTATTTCTAGACCAACCGTGGTCTGCTGGTGGACGATTTATTAGTTTAAAAATAACGATAAGAGAGGATAGGCAAGCTATACAGATAATAGCAATAGATAATAGTTTAGCTGAAATTCCTCTATATGAAGGATATTGTAAATCTGTAGAATACTTAAGACTCTTACTCCAGAACTTATTTGGAGGAGATGGTCATGATGAAGAATGGATAAATAATCAATTTAATGGTAAACTTTACATAGAAAATAAAGAATAGTGATAAATTCAGATAGCCTGCGCTTACTTTTATGCGTACAGGCTCTTACTGTATATATCCTAAGGGTACTGCTGAGTACATGAATTTCTGGACTGAGGAACAGGAGAGATGTATTAATGGTTATACTGCTGATGATGGTGACTTCATTAGTGGCTATAACTATTTTTATTTAAACTATTGCCCTATTAACCGTACTGTAAATAGATTAGTAAATGGTCAAGTAGTATCAGAATAGGTAGTTACATTCCCTGACTTTTGGGATTATGACTACTATTATTTTTCATGTGTAAATGAAGCTAAATTAAAGGGTAAGCACTTATGTGTACTTAAGTCTAGACGTAAAGGTTACTCCTATAAAGGAGCCTCTATGTTATGTCGTAATTACTATCTAATACCTAATTCTAAGTCATATGTATATGCTTCTAATAAGCAATACTTAACAGACGATGGTATCCTTACTAAAGCATGGGACTATTTAGACTTTATAGATGAACATACCGCATGGGGTAAGAAGAGATCAGTAAATACTCAATTACGTAAGCGTGCAGCTATGCTAGTTAAAGATGAGTATGGTAATGAGATTGAAGTAGGTTATAAGTCTGAAATCATTGGTGTTACTTTGAAGGATAATCCTGACGTAGTACGTGGTAAGAAGGCTAACTTAATCTTATTTGAAGAGGCTGGTTCTTTTAAAGAGTTAGGCGCTGCATGGCAGATTGCTAGACCTTCTGTAGAGAATGATGGTGTAGCCTTTGCTACTATGATTGCATTTGGTACAGGTGGTGATGAAGACTCTAACTTCTATACTCTTAAAGATATGTTCTACAACCCTAAAGGTTATAACTGTTTAGAGTTAAATAACATATGGGATGAGAATGTAGATGGTACCTATAGTGGATTCTTTATACCTCAATATGCAAATATTGATATCCGTGATAAGCATGGTAAACGCTTATACATGGATGATGATGGGAATACTATACTTAGTGCAGCTATGTAGTTTGTACTAGGACAACGTAAGGAAGTAATAGATCATGCTACTAGTTCTACTGCAGTAGATAGATATGTTGCAGAGCGTTGTATTACTCCATCTGAAGCATGTTTGGAATTCAATGGTAATATATTCCCTAAGAAAGAATTACAAGAACAACTTGCTAGAATACGCACTAATAAGAAATTAACAAACCATAAACAAGTAGGTGATTTAGTATGGGAATCTAGTGGTAGTCTTAAATGGATACCAAAGAAGACTGGAGATATTACTCATTTCCCTCTATCTAAGAATAAGAATAAAGATGGATACGAGACCACTCAAGATGCTACTGGAGCTATAGTTATATGGGAACACCCAGTAAAAGATGCACCTGTTGGTTTGTACATACTTGGAGTAGACCCTTATGATCATGACCAATCTGGTACTAATTCATTAGGATCTACTTTTGTATATAAAAGATTTTAGAATTTTGAAAACTACTATGACATCATTGTGGCAGAGTACACAGGACGTCCTCCTACGGCTGAAGAATACTACGAAAACCTTCGTAAGTTAGCTATATACTATAATGGGAGGATCATGTACGAAAATGAGCGTAAAGGATTATTTCCTTATTTTACTGCTAAGCACTGTGATTACTTACTTGCTGATCAACCTGATATTATTTCCGATGTTGTTGGAAACTCCAAAGTACAAAGGAAAAAGGGATGCCACATGAATAAGTAGATCAAGCAATGGGGCGAAGGATTGATTAAAGACTGGTTAAATGATGAGAAATCACCAGGTCATAAGAACCTTCACGAGATACTATCAGAACCGCTATTAGAAGAACTTATAGCCTATAATGACACAGGAAACTTTGACCGTGTAATGGCGTTTATGCAGGTTATGATTTATCGAGAACAACTATATAATGTAGTTGTTAAAGAGAAGAAAAAGACAAACAGAGAAAGGTTATTATTCGACGGACCTGTCTTTGCATAGGACTATAGTTATGACGATAACTTTGGTCAAGTCGATGAAGATGTATATACATTCAATTAACATAATATGAAGAGTAAAAATATTGGTTCGTTTCCAGTACAAAAACTGCCTATGTCTAAGAAGACTAAGGCATGGAGAGAAGCCTGTGTTGACTATATAATTGGTAAGTCAGGCTTTAGTAATGGTGGTGGTAGGAACGGACGTACTAGATACGAAGAGATGTAGACGTATTATGATCTATATAATAGTATCTATAATGAGAAGGATCTCTTGTACGTTACTAATCCATTTAAATAGAAGGATGGATTCCCCGCTACTGCACAGGATTACAACATAATTAAGCCTAAGATAGACTTACTATTGGGAGAAGAAACTAAGCGCCCATTCAACTTCAGAGTTGTACGTACTAGTGATAATGCAACTAGTGAAGTACAAGATAGAGCTAAATAGATGTTAGAAGACTATATTATGGCTACTATCATGAGTAAGTTAGGACCAGAAGAACAGTAGAGATATCAAGAAGCATTATAGAATGGAGAGATAATGCAGCCTGAATAGATATAGAAATATATCAGTAAGGACTATAAAGATATTGCTGAAACTACTGCTTATCATAGTCTTAATTACTTAAAGAATAAACTTAATGTTACACATGAATTCTATAAGGGTTGGAAAGATGCTCTGATTGCAGGAGAAGAAGTATACTATGTAGGTATACTTAATGGTGATCCTTACTTAGAGAGAGTTAATCCTTTATACTTTAGTTATGATTAGAGTATAGACTTAGAGTTCATTCATGACTCAGATTGGTGCTGTCGTAAGATGATTATGTCAGCTACAGAGATCTATGACAGATTCTATGATAAGATGTCAGAAAAGGATCTAAATGAGTTACTTTTTATGATTGATGACGTAAGCAGAGGAGGTATAGATCCTGAATTACGTAAAAGCTCTTTAGATTATCCACATTTTAAGATGAAGTCTATTACAGGTGATAATCCATTCAATGCTTCAGATAATATTAATGTATGGCATTGTTGTTGGAAATCATTCAAGAAGATAGGTTTTGTATCGTATATAGATCCAGAAACAGGCACAGTAGATGAACTCCAAGTAGATGAATCTTACAAGGTTACAGGAATGGAACTTAATGTAGAATGGACTTGGATTATTGAAGTATGGGAAGGCTATAGAATAGGTCAAGAACTATATGTAGGAATACAGCCTCTTGAATATCAACACATCTCTGCAGACAATCTTAACTCATAGAAATTACCTTATACTGGAGTAGTATATAACAATACAAATAGTTCTCCTAGATCATTAGTAAGTATGATGAAACCATTACAGTATATGTATATTGTGTTATGGTATAGACTTGAACTTACAATGGCTAGAGATAAGGGTAAAGTATCAGTGATGGATGTTACTTAGATTCCTAAATCTATGGGTATTGATGTTAATAAGTGGATGCATTACTTAGGTGCTCTAGGTGTAGCATTCATTAACCCATATGAAGAAGGTTGGGATATACCTGGACGTGAAGGCGGTAAGCCATCATAGTTTAATCAGTTCCAATCATTAGACCTTACTATGGCTAATACTATTGATCAATATATTAACCTAATGGATAAGATTGAATCAATGGTAGCTGAAATCTCAGGAGTAAGTAAATAGAGAGAAGGTTCAATTGCATCTAATGAACTAGTAGGTAATGTAGAAAGATCTGTAGTACAATCAGCACATATTACTGAGCCTTGGTTCTGGCAACATAATCAAGTAAAGAGAGAAGTTCTTACTATGTTATTAGATACATCTAAAGTAGCTTGGAAAGATAGTAATAAGAGATGTTTACATTACGTATTAGATGATGCTACTAGAGCGTTTCTTACTCTATCTGATGACTTCTTCTATGAAGACATGGATATCTTTGTAGATGATACTACTAAGAATCAACAGCAAGTAGAAGCTCTTAAACAGCTTATGCAGCCTGCTATGCAGAATGGTGCTAGCTTACTTGATATTGCTGAGATCATTACTATGGATAATATTAGTATGATCAAACAACGTCTTGAGGATATTGAGCAGAAACGTATGGAACAACAGCAAGCCGCTGAGGAAGCTGCAGCACAACGTGAACAGCAATTGATACAGATATAGAATGAAACTAAAGAAGAAGAGTTAATGATCAAGGAAGCTGAAATGGATCTTAAGAAATATGAGATTGATACTAATAATGCAACTAAGATCACGGTAGCTCAACTTAATGCTTATAGAGGAATTCAAGATATGGATCAGAATGATAATGGTATTCCAGATCCTATGGAGATTGCAGCTCAAGCTCTTGAAGAGAGAAAGCAAGCATCTGAAGAAGCAGGTAAACAGTTTGAATTCAATGCTAAGATTCGTGAACAGAACATGAAGAAAGAGATTGAAGATAAAAAGGTTGCCTTAGAGAAAGAGAAGTTAGCTTCACAAGAGAGATTACAAAAACAGAAAGATAAAGCTGCATTAGAAAGAGAGAAATTGAAAGCTAGAACGGCATTAAAGAATAAAGTAGCAGGAGAGAAATAATATGAAGATTATCAGAAATAATATCATACCTTTTAAAGGTTTTAAAGCTATTAACTTATTTGGCATATTGTTTGTTAGAGGTAATGCTGAGTTATCAAATGAAGTAATCAATCACGAAAGCATACATACTGCTCAGATGAAAGAGATGTTGTATATACCATTCTATATTTGGTATGGTATAGAGTACTTATGTAAAAGATGGAACTATACAGCTAAAGAAGCTTATAGAGCTATCAGTTTTGAGAGAGAAGCTTACAACAATCAAGATAATCTAAATTACCTGAAAGAGCGTAAGCGTTATTCATGGTTTAACTTATAATGAATATGTTGGAGAGTTTGTATCTTCTTATTAGGCAGCAGAAGTATTAAACTGTGATCAAGGTCATATTAGAAAATGTTGTTAGCATAAAGAAGGAAGAACTCAACACAAAGGTTACATTTTTAAATATAAGGAGGAAATATAATGAGTTGTGGTGGAAAGAAATCCGGTGGTAAAAAAGGTAAAGGTGGAAAGAAGTAATTGAGAAATTATGGATAGAAAAGCATTTAAACAGAGAATGCAGGAATTGAAGTCTTACCGGGAGCAGAATCCCGGTAAAGGCTATCTTGATTGGAAAGCTAGTAAGTATGCTGAAGGTGGAGAGATACCACTATTGATAGTGAAGATGCATTCAGGAGAGCTGTAAATGCAGATAAACGTTTTGGAACTGCTTATAAGGATACCTATTCTAAGTATTTACGTGACTATAACAATGGTAAGGGTATAAATGCAGTATTTGATGATAATATAGTGGATGGAACAAGAGCTTATGTTAACGTATATGATCCTAATACTATTAATATAAATAAAGCATTATATCCTCGTAAAGGTAAAGAACTAGAACCGGGACTTATTACTCATGAAGTCGGACATAGTGTAGATATAAAATCTGGAGACGGATTGATAAAGAATTTAGGTGATAGGACGAAATTTATTGAAGATGATATTTTATATTAGAGATATCCCAAAACTGGAGAAAGAATAAAAGAATATCTGTGGGACGGAAGTGAAATTAAATCTCATATGAATGAATTCAGAAATTATCTAATGAATAAGGGGAAATGGTCTCCGAATGAAACTCTTAAAAGTCTTTAGAAGAAACTATATGATCCCAGTGATAACGGGTTATTTGATAATATGAGAATACTGTTTGATACATATAAAAATAAAAAGTAGTTCTTAAAAGATTATAATACTATACCTATAGTAAGTAATAATAATTACAACAATTTAGTATGATATACAATAAAAAGGGAGAAATAGCGGAAACAGCTAAGAATAAATTGTCAATTATACAATCCTATTTTGATAGACTTAAAATGGGAAAGGAATGGTATGATAGCGCTATGGTTGGACTAGAAGATCTTCCGTTTTAGGAATGGCCGGAACCTCCTATAGAAACGTGTGTTACAGATGAAGAACTAAAGGCCTATAGAAAATATATTAAAGGAAGATACTTCTCTGCAAAAGAGAAAGATGTGATTATAGATTACTTACTTGATTGCTTAGTGAATAACGAGGTCTTTGAGTATTCAACATTAGGACCAAATATATACAAAAATGAACATAGCATATCCAATGTATCCGATACCTAGTTATAAGAAAGGTGGGATACATATTAAAAAGAAGAATAGAGGGAAGTTTACTAAGTCAGCTAAGGCTGCAGGACAAAGTGTACAAGCCCATGCACATAGTGTAATGAACAACCCTAAAGCTACTACTCTATAGAAAAAGAGAGCAAATTTTGCTATTCAAGCAAAGAAATGGGCTAAGAAAAGAAAGAAAAAATAAAATCTAATTATATATAATTATGGAAAATAAGAACACACTGAATGGTTTTGAGACTATATTAGATGTCTTTACCCCTAGTGTAGGTGCTGGTAAAACTAATAAAGAAGATATAGACAACAACTTGGAAGACGATCTGGATGTAGCATCTGAGGAACTGACTGATGAGGAATTGGAAGAACTTCGTAAGCCTAAGAAAGAAAAGAAGGTTGAAAAACGTAAACCTGAAGAAGATGAGGAAGAGGATGAAGAAGATGATATTGATAATTCTGAAGAGGAAGAAGAGGAAGAACCTGTAAAGAAGACTAAGAAGGCTAAGAAAGAGGAAGTTGAAGAGGAGGAAGAAGAAACAATCGAAACTGGTGAAGAAGAAGTTATCACTGGATTCTTTGATTCCCTTGCTCAACAGTTAGGTTGGGATGATATAGAAGATGATGAGAAACCTAAGACTGCAGAGGACCTGATTGACTATTTTAAAGAAGTAATTGAAGAAAACTCTACACCTAAATACTCTAGTGAAGAAGTAGAGAAATTGGATGAATTTGTACGTAATGGAGGCAATCTTAAAGATTATTTTAGTATTGATGCTGATATCGATCTTACTGATATCGAGGTGGAGGATAACGAAATAAACCAGAAGATAGTAGTTAAGGAACTATTGAAGGAAAAAGGTTATTCAGCTAAGTCGATTGAGAAGAAACTTACTAAGTATGAAGAAGCTGGCATCTTGGAAGATGAGGCTATTGATGCTTTAGAGGAGCTTAGAGAGATCAAGGATAAAAAGAAAGAACAGCTATTAGTCAATCAACAGAAGTAGGCTGAAGAGGCTTAGAGACAGCAACAGGAGTTTTTCGAGAACGTTGTAACTGAGATAAAAGGCATGAATAGCATATATGGTGTAGAAGTTCCTGAGAAAGACAAGCGTGCTTTGTTGGAATACATCTTTAAAGCTGATGCAAATGGTGTTACCAGGTATCAGAAGGATTATGCTAAGAGCTTGAAGAATTTAATCACATCTGCTTACTTCACTATGAAAGGTGATAGTCTTATTGATATTGCTAAGAAGAAAGGAAAGAGAGATGCTATAGATACTTTCAAATCTAGTTTGACTAAGAATAAAGGTATCTCTACTAAATCTAAGAAACAGACTGTGAACAGTAATGATGACGGTTCTATTTGGGACGTCTTCACACGACAACTACGTGTCGCATAATAAATAATATTTTACAATAAATTTTTAAAATTACTAGTATTTTATGGAGAATAATATTCTTAATAACCTCCAACTCTACAAAGGTAAATGGTTTTCTGACTTGATTGATACGAATAAGATTTCGTATGCTTCTCAGTAGAATCCGTATCAGGTTGCTTCTGTACTGTCTATCGTATTCGGTATGAAGGATAGCGGTTATAGCACCTCTTTGGATATGTTGACAGGTGGACTTGGTAATGTTATGACAATCGATCAGCCTTCTTTCGAATGGTCTGTAATGATCGATGCTGACAGAGCCGTAACAATTAGAGATGCTAAATGGAATGGCGCTGCTATCGCTGCTAACTCTACAGCTGGTTTGGGTAATACACCTATCATGTTGTGGTTGGAAGATAACTGGTTCGGTCCTGGTGCTATTCTTGAATTTGATAACAAGGAATTCCAAGTACGTGTAGCTGGTGCCCCTTACCAAGATGGTAATCTGTGGGTGTATACTTGCTTCGTAGCTGATGGTCAGCCGACTTCTTATATTCCTTCTGAATGGCTTGCTGCTGGATGCCAAGTTTCTCGTCTTGCTTCTGCATACGAAGAATATAGTGAAGAGGGTGATATCTTGAACTACAACACTCACTTCAAGATGCGTAACTATCTTACTACTATCCGTATTAACTACGATATCACTGGTTCAGCTTATTCTACAGTAATGGCTATCGCTCTGAAAGATCCCGCAACTGGTAAGACTTCTTATCTGTGGGCTGATTATCAGGAATGGAAAGCTTTGCGTGAATGGTATAAGAGATGTGAACGTATGTTGGTTTACATGAAGACTAATGTTAACAAAGATGGTTCTTGTAACTTGAAGGGTACTAACGGTCGTCCTGTATTCATTGGTGCTGGTTTGCTCGAACAGATCGCTCCGTCTAACAGACGTTACTATACTAAGTTGAGTGGTGAAATGTTGGAAGACTTCTTGTTTGACCTGTCTTACAACTGTTTGGGTACTAACGAACGTAAATTTGTTGCCTTGACTGGTGAAATGGGTATGCGTGAATTTGACCGCATCCTGAAAGAAAAAGTAGCTACCATGAACTTGGTTGATACAGTATTCGTAACTGGTTCTGGTGATAACTTGAAGTTTGGTGGTCAGTTCAAGACTTACTCAATGACTAATGGTATTGAGTTGACATTGAAGTATTTCCCGTTGTATGACGATACGACTTACAACCGTGAACTTCACCCGATCACTCTGAAACCGAAAGAATCATACCGTATGACTTTCTTGGATCTTGGTCGTCGTGATGGCGAAGCTAATATCGTGAAAGTAGTACGTAAAGATCGTGAATTCGTAACTTGGTACACTGGTGGTGCTGTTGCTCCGTCTGGTTATGCTAAGTCTAAAGATACTCTGAGATCTAACGGTAAGGACGGTTATACCGTATTCTTCCTTGGTGAAATGGGTATCATGCTTCGTGATCCTCGTGCTTGTGGAGAGCTCATACTCGAGTAAAAACTAATCTTAGAATAACATTTTATTCTAAACAAGTTTTAAAATAAAGCAGCTTAATCCTAGAATAAACGTTGTATAATATACAAATCTAACGATAATGTATTATGAGAAACAACGACGTTTATAAAATCACTAATAAGATTACAGGAAAAGTTTATATAGGAATAACAAATCAGGGAGCTGGTGCGAGATATCGCCATCATTGGTATGAAGCTCGCATCGGCGAACCTGCTCCTATTCATCGTTCAATGGCTAAGTATGGTGAAGAAAACTTCACATTAGAAATAATTGATTTTGCTGAAACGTATGAAGAATTAAAAGAAAAAGAGAAGTACTGGATTAAAGAGTATGACTCTATGAATAGAGAGAAAGGTTATAACCTAACAGAAGGTGGAGACGGCACATTTGGCAGAATACACTCTGAGGAAACTAAAAATAAGATCCGTCAAAAGGCTATAGGTAGAAAAGCATCTGAAGAAACTAAGAAAAAAATGTCAGAAGCTCAGAAAAAATACAAAGATGCCCATAGAGCTCATGCAGACGCCATACGTCTGTTAAATCAAAAAGCAATTGTAGTATATGATCTAGAAGGAAACATTGTAGAAGAATTTAGTACTACAAAAGAATGCGCTGATAAATACGGAGTATCTTCTACTATGATAAAGACTTACTGCCGTTCTGAACAACCTAAAGTTGCAAAGAAATTTAATATAATTTGGCGTTATAAGAACGCTAACTAACTTGATAAATCTAATACTTGTATTATGGAAGTAATCGTTAGAATCATGAAAGTCAATCCGTGGACTGGTCTTACTAAATGGCCTACTACATATGATTATGTAGGACCTTATTGGACACGCAACGGAAATATCTACACTGGCTTGAGCACAGCTGATGCTCGTAGATTAGAGAAAGCCTTAGGTAAGCAAGAAGGAGAATTGAATCCAGATAGTGAATTCTGGGATACCTTTGCAGTAAAGATTGGTAAAAAGGATGTTATTCTTGATACTGATAGACCATTGGATGAATTGCAGTATTTGTTCTTGAAAGGACATAAACGTGTAGCTGATGGACTGTCTAATATGAATCCTTCAAAGGATTATGTATTGATTAACAAGGATGCAGAAGCTGAACAGACTAATCGTATTAATAAAGCTAAGCGTGAAGCTTATAGAGAATTGGATAAGATGTCCATAGAAGATATGCGTAAGTGTTTGCGTCTATATGGTATGAAATCTGATACAATGTCTAATGAGTTAGTTGAAGCTAAGCTTTCTGAACAGGTTGAAACATCTCCAGAGAAATTCATGCTTAAATGGGTAAACAATCCCAATAAAGAAATTAACTTCGTAATTGAAGAAGCAATTGCTAAAAACATTATCAGAAAGAGTCGTACACAGTATTTCTTTGGAACAGATCTTATTGGTAATGGTATTGATGATGTAATTGCATTCTTACAAGATAAGAAGAATCAAGACATTAAACTAGCAATACTTAATGAGATAAAGTCTAAGTAATGAAAGTATAGGATATACATAAAGCATTTAAGGTTGCAATGGATAAAAATGCACAGGCAGTTGCTTACGGTGGCTGCCCTGCTTTTTTGCCAGCAGAAGAAGACCTATTTCTCAACTAGGCTTATAATGAAGTCATAAGTAACAAGTTTACTGGTACTACTGTAACTAAGGTTGCATTTGAGGGTAGTGTAAACAGAATTGCTGATTTAGAAGGTCTTATCATAACTGAAGACGGTCTACCAATAACTACTAGTTTACTTGAGAACTCTGTTATACTAGAGGACTTTACTAATGAAACTGGTGTAAATAAAGGCTATCGTAGAATGTTCTATGTATCTTGTATATTAATGTTTGATAACCTTGAATAGTTCTAGGAAACTCAATAGATAACTTGTACATTAGTAGATCACGAAACAGCTAGGAGATTCAAGAAAACTTATAATAATAGACCTTGGATTGATATTCCAGTAGCTACTATAGAAGATAATAAGCTCAAGATATACTATGATGATGTTACTATGAAAGATCCTTCAGGTATCATACTTACTTATGTTAAGCGACCAGAAGTAATAGACTACACTAAACCAGATATGGATATTACCGAAGTACCAGAGTATGTTATGTATGAAGTGATTAATAGAGCAGCTGTAATAGCACTTGAGAACATAGAGTCATAGAGAACTGGAACTAAAGTACAAATTAATAACTTACAAGAATAATGTCAGCGAGAGAGATGCAAGTAGAATTCGAGAGACGTATAACCCTTATGAATCCCGATTTCGAATTAAAAGAAAAGGTTACTTCTGATACTATCTTCTCATTTCTAAATGCTTTTACGGAACGCTTTGTACGTTTAAACTATTTACAAGAAGATGCTGTTCTAGATGGTACTAGAGCTCAAAAGAAGAATCAAGATGCTATTAAAGGACTTATAGTCAGAGGTATCTATCCTGTAATAGAAGATAAATATAATTCTGATAAGTTATCCGATAGAGCTGTTCTTCCTACAGACTATTTCTTGTATATAAGAAGTAACAGTATACTGTCTAAGAACTATAAGTTAGAGAATGAGATTGAAGATGAAACTCAATATGTAATTACTCCTAATAAGACTATTAGAGAAGATGATGCAGAAAAGATATTATCTACATACTACAATAAAGCTATTATGCTTAATCCATATGTAGTACTGAATGCAGGTAATAATACAGATGCTGAAAAGAATCTCTACATTAATCTTATTCATGATGAGTATACTATAATTAAGAAAGTAGATTTAGTATACTATCGTAAACCTAAGAAATTTGATGTAATTGGAGTAGATGGTGTAAAGGTACTAGATCATTGTGAGCTTCCTGAGAATGTTCATATGGAGATTGTAGAAGGTGCTGTTGAGATGTTCATCACAGAAGCTAAATATCGTCTAGCTACTAGACAACAGAATGACTAATTATGAGATTCATAGATTTACAAGAAGCTTTAGAGGTAGAGATAAATAAGTTAGATGATAATCTGACAAAGCCTACTACACTTATATCAGAGTACTTCCTTAATACAGCTCTTGATAAATTTTGGAAAACAAGGTATTCTGAAAACAATTTTAAAAGAGAGTCTTTTGAGTAGACTCAAAAACGTATAGATGATTTGCGTACTTTAGTAACTCAGTATTTATATACTGATGAAGTAGTTAAAGTAAGTAATGAACTATATACTGTACAACTCCCAGGTGATTACTTAATCTTACTAGGAGATACAGCTGGGATAGCCCCTGCAGATGGTATGACATTACCATGTTGGGAAAAAGATAGTAATGGTAAATACGTGATTAAGAACACAGATACTATAGAGGCTACTATAGATACTATAGATAGAATCAAAGAGAATTCTTTATCAGAATACCATTTACACTATGCTAAAGCTAGACCAATCAGATTAATACAAGGAGATAGTATTAAACTGAGCACAGATGGAAAGTACAAAGTAGCACAGTATTTGCTGACTTACTTACGTAAACCTGTTAAGATAGATTTACATACTAACCCATTTGCACAATACACTGATATGCCAGACCATACTCATATAGAGATAGTTAAGTTAGCTGCTCAAATGTATATAGAGAATCAGGCAGATCCAAGATATAATACCTATACTAACGAAACAGTTAGTATGGAATAAAAACCCAAAGCGCTTACTAACGTGGAAATCTGAAATAAGGAAAGTAGAAAGTAAGCAATATAGACTAAGCGCTTGTATGTCTAATTAAAATTTGATTTATATTATATGATAACTTCAGTACATACCGTTCTTATCGGTAAAAATTGTCCTGCAGCTTATACCACTGCAGACGCATTGAATGCAGGTGATGTTGCATTGTTTGATGAAAATAAGGCAATCATTGAAACTGCCGCAGCTGCTGTTGATGCTGCTTCGCTGTACGTTGGTGTTGCAGGTCCTAAAATGAGTGTTACAATGCCGGACGGTACAATCGCTCAAAAGGCTAACATCGAATTCTCTACAGAAATCCAGAAGGCTTCTAAACCGTCTGCAGTAGTAGGTAAATACGTTGCACCTTCTCAAGAAAAAGTAACTGTTACTCTGACTGATGCAACAATCGTAGCTGGTAACCGTTACGTATTGCGTATTTATTACAAAGACTTGTATGAAGATAAGTCTCAGTTCACTCACACATATGAACAATATGCTACAAGTGCAACTGCTGCTGATCTGGCTTCAGCTTTTGCTAAACAGATCAATAGTCACAAAGGTCGTAGAGTACAGGCTACTGTAAGTGCTGCTGTTTTGACACTGACTGCTCTTCCTAAAGATGACAATGAAGGTGTAGATTCTATTAATGAATACTCTATTGTATCTATGGAAGTATCTTTGTATCAGACTATTCCTGGTGCACTGTTGGCTAATCAGCCTGCTGCTGTTCCTGGTGCTGTAATCGCTAAGACTGTAGGTAATCCTGGTAAAGGTTACTGGAAGCAAGTACGTGATACAGAAGCTCGTAATATGGGTTATAAAGGTCATGTATTCACTGGTGCATATCCTATCGTAGAGCAGGCTCGTAAGGTTGTTAAAGATAAAACTTATGACTATGCTATCATCGAAAATGATAACCTGTACCTGAGCAATGATAACCAGTACATTAAGACTACTCCGCTTACTACTGAATTGTATGTAGAAGCTGGTTCTCTGAAAGACTCTATCGTTGATAAAGGTTTGCAGTCATTCATCACTGGTGAAGCTGTAGCTTAATAATAAAATTTCAGTATGCTGATAAAGAGGGCTATTGGGCTAACTAGCCTGGTAGCCCTTTTTTAATTTAATAAGGTATGACGGTAACGAAGAAAATTTTAACAGAAAAAGGACTGCAACTCACATTGAGTGATGTTACAACCGTAATTGATCGTATCTATATTGATAGAGCTAGAAACTATAAAAATGCTTATGAAACAGATAGTAGTAAGCATACTTTTATGCCTAGTTTCAAACAAAACAAGGATGTCATACTTATTGATATGCCATCAAATACTCCCACATTTTTTACCGTTACTCTATTCTATCAAGAAGATGAATAGGATGTAGCTGAAGTAGTAATGTTTGTAAATGAATTTAGTTTATTTAAAGCTAAATCTAAATATTTGCAGGTATTTGAAAGTGATTGTGCTCTATGTGATAATATAGATAGTTGCAAGCCTTGTGATAGCAAACGGAAACGTTATGCTATGATGACATATATGATGCGCTTAAATCTATTTCATCAATGCTATAAAAATAATAATCTCAAAGGTAGTGTTAAGTACTATATAGATGCTTGTAGGATGTATGATATGGATAAGATTGCATGGCAGAATATGAATCTTGATCCAGATTATTATAAAGTATCAGGCAATCTGTATACTTTATTTGATACAATGAATGAATGGATAAAAAACAACGGCACTCCTTGTGAGAAACGAATTATCCAAGCTTTATTGATTGCTGACTTATATAGTCTTATATTTGGTATGGGTAGTCAAGATGGTAGACCTGAATGGATCCTTGAAGATCATATTTGGAATATGAATGATGAGTTCTGGTTTGGTGATGGTATTTGGAAATTCTAAAATATTTAGCTATAATGATAACAAAGATTAGAGAAGGCATGTCTGGAAAGACTGTCGCATAGATTATTGATGGTAATTTCGAGTATATAGAGAACAAACAAGATACCAAATTTGACGAACAAAATATATATCTTGATAGTAAACTGAATGAATACGAAGAGCAATTAAAAGAACTTGCTGAAAATAAATTCGTAGAAGTTGATGAAGACGACTTGACTATTGATGCAGGTAAAGCTAAGTTTACAGATAGAGAGTATATAGAGTCTAGTAATTCTGGCATGGGTTATAAAATCCTTAGACGCAAGATACAAGGAGATATTGTTAATATTCTTACTTAGGAAGATTTTGATTCAGAGAATACTATATATGAGATAAGATATAAGTTCGATCTAAATGGTAGTACTATAACTCTACCCAACAATTCAGTACTGAAATTTGATGGCGGTCAAATCAATAACGGTATAATAAATTTAAATAATGCTGTAATAGAACCTGTTAATAGAGATATTACAGAATATATAACTGCTACTATTAATGGTACATTCAAAGCTGGATAGGCTGTGTATGATGAGGTTCTAGACAGCATTAAGTATTGGGATGGAGAAGACTGGAGAAATACAGATGGTACATTAGTTAGCAAAGTAACAATAATATAATTATGGAAGTAAAAGTAAACATAATAGATACTTTATTCACTACCATACCTAAAAACACAGTAGTAGCTAGTTACACAATAGATGAAGATAGCGTAGATCTTACTATGTTGAATGATCAGTATTCGTTTAATACAACTAATAAAACTATTCTTACTTCTAGCAATGTTACTAGCAATAATTTGAAAGCAATCAACTTTACAGCTAGAAATTGGGTTAGTGGTGAATAGGTTGAGATAAATGATATGTACCCTAGAGTAGTATCTAAACTTTAGAACAAGTTCAATAAGCCTAATACTATATATAAGGTTACTAAAGATCTTGATCTAAATCATTGTGTTCTTACTATTCCTGAAGGATGTACTTTGTAGTTTGACGGAGGTACCATTTCTAATGGCAGTTTATCTGGTAACTTTACTAAGATAATAGCCGATTCTTCTACTATTATATTCGGTCAATATATACATGTAGAAGGTTCTTGGGATGTTGCTGATATCTATGATAAGTGGTTTTGGTTTGATACTGATCCTTCATATATTAGTAATGATACTATAAAGAATATATTAGCATTATCTAATGACAGTATTAATAATACTATTCACTTTGAAGCTGATAGAACTTATTATTTTGAATTACCATATAAAGGTAAAGTTAATCTTGGAGATGATGTAAGACCTGATTATTGGAAACTATTTACAGATGAATATGATTATTTAAGAATATTCAAAGGTATTACTTCTAATACCAGTCTTATAGTTAATAATACTCTTCAAATGTTACCTACTAATCAAGGTGCGTATTCTGTTTTTTATATAGCAAATAAGAACAACATTACAGTGTCTGGTACAGGTATAATTAATGGAGATGCTAAAGATCACTTATATACTGATCCTTTTGCCGGTACTGAGTATTATGGAGAGTTTGGTTTTATATTTGATTTTAAAAGTTGCGATAATATAGTATTTAGAGATATAACAATAGGTTACGCTTTTGGAGATAATATATTATTTAGTAATGACGTTCAAAATAATAATGGAATTAAAAGTGTAGGATTACCTACTAACAATGTTATAATAGACGGAATTAAAATATTATACGCAAGAAGAAATGGTATTGCTTTAGGAGGTAATAATTATTCTATTTCAGATGTTTATTTTGAAGGGAATGGTAGTGATACTATTAAAGGAACCGCTCCTAAATCAGCAATAGATTTTGAGAATGATTTCTTAGAAGAGCCTTCAAGTATAAATAATAATATTACAATGGCATCTTGTAAATTTAAGGATAATAAATTTGATGTATCAAGTTTTATATACCCTTCTATTGCTACAGATATTACTAATAGTGTAACTATTACTAATTGTAATTTTACTGCACCTTTAAGACTTAATACTATTACTACAGGTATGACATTTAATAATTGTCATATTGTAGGTATAAGTAGTCATGATAATTCAATTATACCTTGGTATAATAGTAAAAATCTTGTGTTTAATAGTTGTATATTTGATGAGCTTAATCCTTATCTTACTACTACTGCTAAATAGCAAGGTAAAACTTTTAATAATTGTAAGTTTCCAGAAGATACTGAATATAGTACTATATTTAGAATATTGTTAAATCCAGGTGAAGCTGCCAAAATTAGTATCCCCAAGCCTATTATAGGTGAAATAGATCTTAGTGCTATAGGATTTAATTCGGGAGCAAGTCCTACTTACTTACCTATTAATCATACTATATATACTTTTGGAAATACTCAAGTATTGACTAATATAAAAGATATAAAATTATATACGAATACAGGGACTACTTCGAGATATGGTTTATATAGAAGTGTTCCAGTATTTTCTAATATTACTTATACAGAAGATGCTGATAATTATAACATATACTTTACACTAGGTGGAGAATTAATTAGTAATCCTTATACTACAATTAGTGATTTTAATGTATTTTTAAAATCTAAAACAAGATATATAGTTATAACCGCTCCTAAAACAGATACACCTAATACTCAAGGCATATATGGAGGTGAATGGTCTGAAGTATCAAAAGTAAAAGTTACTACAATAGATGTAACTGATATTCCTTCAACTGTAACTTTTCCTAATAAAGAAATGTTTCCTGCAAGTACAGTTGCAGATATGCCAGTTTCTTTAACTTCTGATAAAGTTGGTAAAAGTATCTTTTTATTAGATAATGACTATAAGAGACCTGCTTTTTGGGATAGTTATTCAAATGTTTGGAGGGATGCTGCTGGATTTAAACTCTTTGAAAGAAGAGCTTCAAGTATATCTGCATTAAATACTTTAGCTGCTAAATTAACAACTACCGATGTTGGATATCCTTGCTATATGTCACAATATAGTACCAATCTTACTTGGGATGGAACTAAATGGTTAAACTTTGATAGTACTGATTTTGATCAAGTAAGAATAATAAGTAATTCTACTAATTTAGTTACTAATGTATCGTATAGTGATAAAGTTTATAAAATAGTAGGAAATATAGATTTAGATGGTGGAGAATTAACTATAGCAAATGGTTCTACTCTTGATTTCCAAGGAGGTAGTTTCAGTAATGGAACAATTGTAGGAAGTAACACCAAAGTATTAACCGTAGGAAATCCGTTTAATGATACAATTACAGTTCGTGGTACTATATACGATATAAACGGTATAAATATATTAGCTATAATAAAAGGTACTACTGATCAAAGACCTGTAGCTACTATTATCAGTGAGGGTTTCCAATACTATGATAGTACATTAAAGAAAACTATTCTTTGGAATGGTACAGCCTGGACTAATTTTGATGGAACTGCTTTAACATAATAAGATATGAATATACAAAATAAATTTAAAAAGACTAATACTATCTACAAGATCACTAAAGATATGGATCTTGAAGGTAGTACTCTGATTATACCTGTAGGCTGTACATTAGATTTCTAGGGAGGATCATTTAAGAATGGTACTATCAACTTTAATGACACTATATTATCTGGAGATATTAAAATAAAGACGAGACTAACTGGTTCTGTTAAAAACAATGAAATAAGTGTCTTATGGTTTAATGTAGTAGGTGATGGTATTACGGATGATAGATTAGCTATCCAAGATGTATTTGATATCACTCCAGCAAATAGTACTGTAATATTCCCTAGAGTATCTGGATTTTATAAAGTAATTATTGGTACAGGTAAAGGAAGTACTATAATAGCTTAGAGAGCTGATGCTTTAGCAAATGACACTCTTTATCCAATAAAGATATCTAAAGATAGTGTAACTGTTATTGTTAGAGGCATAATAAAATCTACTACTATACTTGGTAACATGTTTGAGCTGCAAGGCAACAGCATAGTATTTATAGGAGAAGGTGGTAAATTATAGGGACCTGGTGGAGAAGATACAATAGGCTTCCTAGATGCTAATACATCTGATACTACATTACAGTGGCATCCTAGTCTATTAAAAGTAAATGGAGATAATTGCAATGTTAGCAGTCTTAGCTTTGAAGATTATCCTACACATGGAATTGACTGTTATGGTAAGGCTCTAATAGTAGATAGTTGTTTATTCATAGGAGGTAGAGTTGCTCACTCTACAACTGGTGGTACAGTATTAATGGGTATTAGAACTAATGTTGGTGCTGATTCAGTTATAATAAAGAATAACAGATTTATAGCTAATTCTAAAGGAGGTAAATGTTATAGCTGTGTATTCCCTTCAGGAGATAACTTTATTATATCTAATAACATCTGTGAAAAGTATCACGAACATGCTGTATATGCATATGGTAACTATGGTAGTATAATAGACAATAAGTTTACAGATGTTAATTGTATTGCTTCAGATATACAATACTTTGCTACTTATGGAAGCATAAAAGGTAACTATAGTATAGGAACTGAAGGTTTCGTACAAATAATGCACGGTAAAGGTACTATCATTGAAGGAAATACTGTAACTAACTGTAGGGGGGGTATTATCGTTAGACCTTATCATACAGTAGATGTTGACAGGCTTCCTTCAGGATTAAAGTTACTAAATAATTATATAGAACTTACTGCTGGTACAACAGGTAGTTGTCTAAGTTTCTATGTACTAGGTACTTATGATATTTCAGATATACTTATAAGCGGTAATACATTTGCTAATGGTTATTATACTTAGACATCTCAAGTAGCTGCGTCATTACTTATAGGTGCAGGAAGTTCTGAGAATAATGGTATCAAGTTCCTTAGAGTAGAGAATAATGTTATTAGAAGTGGTAGAGGTGCTGTATCTTGGTTGAAAGGTATACACAATTCTATATTCAAGAATAATAAATTCATTAGTGAAACTATTGATGGAGTAACTAGTGCGTTCTCTTCTGCTATTAATGCTAACTATGTTACTGATACAATATTTGAAGGCAATGAGTTTATAGATCTGAAGGAAACTCCTACTATGGCTAGAATAATTTAGCTCAATACAGGAACTTCAAATCTTACTGTTTCAGATAATAATATTATAAACTATACTTCTAATATATACTTGGACTATGATACAGATGCTAAGATAATATACAAGAATAATAATAGAAGGAATTACCTATCATTAGCTGGAAGCTATGACAACAAACCGAATGCTTACGCATAGGAATATGGTGTTAACTACTATGATAAAGATCATTAGATACCCATTTGGTGGTCTGGAGTAAGATGGAAAGATTCTCTCGGATCTTATATTGTGCTCTCTAAGTCTGACATTAATACTCCTAATAAACTATATAGAATTTTATTTGATATAGACCTTAACGGTGAAACTCTAACATTACCTGCAAACGTAACTTTAGACTTTCAAGGTGGATCTATTAGTAATGGAGTAATTACTGGTAATTTTATAAAGAATACATATCTAAGACCTGAGTGGTTTGGAGCTAAGGGTGATGGAATTACAGACGATAGTGTTGCATTTTAGATGACTGTAAATTTATGTAAGTCCACTAACTGTAAAGTAATAGAATTAAGTGAATCTACGTATTTAATAGACAATGTAATAATACCTTCTAATATAACATTGATAGGTGCAGATAAGTATAAGTCTATATTGAAGAGTTATGCCAACACTTTAAATACACCTATATTAGCAAGTGACGATACACAAGGAAACAACGTTATACTTAGAAACTTAACGATAGAGAGTTCCGGAATAAGAACAGAATATACTGTTAAGATTTTAAATAAAGTAGGAGTCATAATAGATAATTGTTATTTTGTAAGACATACAATAGAGGGAGACCCTAATGATTATCATGGGATCTTTATAGGTAGGAAAGAAGGAACAGAAACTACTTATATTACTAAATTTACGAATAACAGGGTAAACCAATGTTGTGTTACTATAGAGGGTACAGATGGATATATAGATCACAATGAAATATGGGGGATTGGTTGTCAGTCTGCCTTACATTTAGTAAAGAGTGGAAATCATATGATATCTAATAACTAGATAGTTGGTGGTTCTGTCTATGGTGCTATTTACTGCACAGGATGGGCTACTGCATTAAAGCTATTTGGTAATTACTTTGACGGTAGTTCTACTATTGTAGCGAATGTACCTTATGGTCTAAATGTAGATTGCAATCTTACCTATTGTACTATTTCTAATAATAACTTTTGGCATATCTATGGCACAGCTATTAGAGTTAAAACCTGTATAGGTTCTGTATTCAACGGTAATATATTTGAGAATAATGATACAGCAGATACGGGAGCTCCAGATATTCTATTAGAGAATACTCAATCTAGTTCGGTGTCTAATAATAGTTTCATTAGAGCAAATGTTACGAGAACAAATAAAGCTCCAGTATTGAATATTACTGGATATACTAGTACCAGTTATGAACCTATTATTATATCTGGAAATATAATGAGAGGTTATCTTAATTATTCTTCAGCAGTTTATACTCCAATAGATAGTGTAATCAAGTCTATTAATAATAATAGTTAGTATTTTGAGTATATAAAGAATAATAGTCCATATAGAATATTCACTTCTGATGGAGAAATAAATTATATTTCTTCCACAGATATTTCAGCGGATCCATTAGCTAGTAGAGTATATACTTATCTTGAAGGAGGTAAAAAACCTAGATTAGACAATTTAACTTATATAGATGCGGGAAACATGCCTACTAGCAGTAAGTTTGATTTTTCTGCAACTTATAATAAAGACTTTAAATTATATATAGGTTCTACAACTTAGGTAGATAATGCTCCTACATGGCTTACTGGTGGTGTATGGCTAGAGAATTATTATACTGCAAATGGCTACTGTGTTTAGAGAATATTTGGTGCAAGTATGATCTATACAAGAACTTGTAGTAATAATGTTTGGAGTAAATGGTATAAAATAGAAGGAACAGCTTTAATTTAAAAATAACATAAACGAAACACAAAATTTAAAGATAGAAGCTATGAACATAGCAGCAGGATTAATTAGACAATATAAGTTAAAGGATAGTTTAGTTACCCTGTCTAAACAAATTTATAAATTCTTATTGGAGGATAAAGAAAATGTATATGTTGACCAATAAAATAATACAGCCTATTCTTGAGGGTATGACAGGATAGGAGGCTGCTGATGTTATCTATTCAAACTTTGAGTTGTTAGATAACATTAAAGCTCCAATATCTGTTATAAATGACATACACAATCTACAATAGACTATTCTTAACTTTCCTAATTTCTTTGTAGCTCAATTAAAGAAACATATAGACAACGATACTATCTATTGGGATGAAACTAATTAGGTGATTAAGTCAAGAGGAGGAAGTGGTCCAACTGAGATAGTATCTATTCAAGTTGGTATAAATCCAGCTAATGTAGGACAATGTACTATAGAAGCAACAGGAGATGTATTGAAAATAGTTGAAGCAACTGACAAAAGTAATTACTTAATCACAGCGGTAAAGACAGGTAATTGTACTGTATCAGTAATACCAGAGGGAGGATATAAGGTAAAACAACTAAATGTAGATAAAGTCAGTCAGGGTGCAATTTCTGAATATACATTTGAAAATCTGGATGCGGATCATACCATGTATGTGTGGATGGAAGAATCTATAGAGTAGACTGATACTGATTTCCTAGTACGTAGTGATAAGCCTGGTGTATATTATTCTAGTATAGGTTCGTGTTTAGCTGCTATTCAAGAGGAATATCCAGAAAAACTTACACAAGATATTACGATAACTTGTACATATAAAGCTACAGAGGTAAGAGGATCTCAATGGAATTCAACTTTCGGTATATGGACATCTGTCATACAGGATTATAATAGAAATAGTCTTTATACTCTTACTATAGATGGTAAAGGATTATATACTATTAATTGTAAATGGTTAGGAGGGTTACTTTTTGAAAACATAGATAATATAATTATTAAAGGTATATCTATGATTAATTATTGTAATTTCTCTGGTGCTTCTTCCCCAGAAGAATTAGCAGCTATAATGATTCGTAGTGACGATGATGAAAATAAAGTAAAGAATGTAGTTTTATATAATTGTAATTTCAACGGTTATTATACAGATAGTTCAGGAAAACAATGGCATACATGGTACTGTGTAAGATTAAAAAATGTTTCTAATACTCTTATAGATTATTGTAATTTCAACAGAGCTTCCTCTGTAGTAATATATATGAATGGAATAGACAGTGCAGAAATAAATCGCTGTTATATAAGAGGAGATTACTATATAAACACTGGAGGATTAGGACATGCAAATTTGTTATCGATATCTGGAAATAATGCATATTTGAAATTAGAAGATAATACTCTTGATGGCACAGGAATGATAGAATACGCTTGTACTATTGGTGGAGTAAGTGAATTTGATTTGAATAGAAATATTGTTAGAAATTGTTCAGGGCAACCGTTTAATATTTCTGGAACTATATCACACTTCAATATAAAAAGCAATTTATTCCACTCAAACATTACAAACGGTCAGTATCTTTATGTCAGAAGAATATTTGGTTGTTCTGATATCAATGAGTTAAATGTGTGTAATAATACAGTATACTTCAATGGAACATATTCACCGTCACAAGAATTTTTATCAGGTAACTTTGAAAAATTAATAAACTACAACAATATCTTTATTAATAAATTAGGCAAAGCTTATGTTGTGTTCCTTAACAATGGTGCAGGAATAAAAGAATATATTTCTGGAAACAATATTTATGCCTCTGCATTTTGGAATAATGATTCTACATAGCGATTTGTTAATTTCTCTCCAGTTAGGTCAGATATTAACGAAGGTGAATATTTGGATTTTTCTTTTGAAACTAGAAAGCTTTCAGAATATTAGACTCGTGGTTATGAGACTGATTCTGTAGCATTGAGCAATACTGATAGTATTCTAAATATTGACGATGGTGGAACAGATTATAAGTTGCTTGAATCTCTAAAGGATTTATATTTATCTAATAAATCATATGCACCAGAATTCGATATAGAGTATTTACGTGCATCTATTGATAATGTATCTATGGGAGCATATAATTTATTTGGTGAACAGTGGGATGAAAATACAGATACTAGTACTGGATATGAAGGAACAAACATGGTAGACTTTGTAACATTCAATGATTCCATTACTTATATTGTTCCTACAGATGATATAATAATAGTAAAAGTTAATTCTAAGAATAGAAATCTTTTCATTAAATCTACATTTACATCTGATAATGGACACTCATTTATCTGTTTTGGTAAAATAATTACAGCGAATCTATAGTGTATTTATAATGAAGAGACAGGTATGTATATACAAGATAATAACTACACGTTAAATATTAAAGAACAAAATTATGAGTAATCAGGAATATATAAATAAATTAATTGGTGGTATTGGACGTGTTAGATTAGCAACTAAAGTTAGTAATTCTTTTCCTCTTATAGGTGAAACAGTAAACTTAGAGGCTATAACAAGATGGGCACAGAGAATGTACTTTACGAAAAGAAGCACATCTGATGTATCTGTTTCTACAGAAGAAATAATTGACAATACTTCACAGAACACCTCTGTGACTATTCCTGTGACTACTGACGGTGATTTAAAATAGGAAGTAAGAGGTGTTAATTATAGAGATAATACTGAGTTATTTTCTGCTGACCTAATACGTTATTTATACTCAATGTCTAATTAGACATTGCCGTATCATGATATTAGTGTATCTTCAGAAATAAATCGTACGGATTAGAATTTTAAAATAAGTATAACATCTGATAATGGTTATGATTTATCACGTGAGCATACACTTGAAGTATTTATCTTAAAGGAAAATGGTGATAGTAGTGTTCCTAGTGATATTGTCATTCATCGTACATAGACTGATTTTACCCTTACAAATAACATATTAACTTCTACAGATATTAATATCCCAACTAGAGGTATATACGATGTGGAGACACGGTATTATGATACAGGTACTCAAAAAACTATTAGTAAGCGTATCAATAAACTAATAACAATAACACCTCGTTTAGCTGCTAGACCTACAGAAGAGCAACAACCCAGAATGAGTATAGCATCTGATTTCTATCCCGATGCAAAGATTGATGTATATGAAACCGGAGTAAACGATTGCTATATGGTTTTTACTATTCCGGACATAAACTATTATAAAGATGTAAATATTGATAGTCTTCCATCCGGTTATGACGCTTATACTCTTGTGCTGAAAAAAGCTGTAGAAAACGGAACTTCTCGTGTAAGAATTGCTTGCACTGAAATTAAGGGTAATCCGCAGCAAAATCCTTCCCCGCAATTTTCTGAGAATAATCCGTTAGTGGTAACTATTGACCAGGACACCCCATTAACACTTTATGGTACAAGTTGGAACACTATGTCTTTTGTTTGTATGTGGCACGTTGTGGTGGATGGAAGAGGATATTACAATCTTTCTAAGGGTATTAAATTAGATCGTAATCCCGACCGTAAGATTACATATCCGGTTATACAACTACAAATAGCTGATGGCACTAAGTATATCGAATTTTTTGAAATGGAGATAACAGGGTGCAGTTTTGCAGGGGTGTCTATAAAAACTGACCCGACGGCTTCTAATCCTTGGTATTGGTATGAAAATTTTGAGCTGAATAATCTTTGGCTGCATCACATGTATGTACATGATACTGATAGTGAGGGTTGGTATATAGGCTATTTTACTCCTGAAAAATCAACAGTTGTTTATACAGGCGAAACTGTTACATTTAAAAATTTGAAAGGTGAAGACGTAACTTATATCAAAGGATACTCATATACAAAGAAAGCTCATTATCTGACAAATTTCCGATTCTATAGAAATAATACTGAACATACAGGCTATGACGGTATATAGATATCCAATTCAGTAGGTGAAGTGTGTTACAATAGGTTGTATGATTGTGCCTATAAAAATGAGTCAGCTCAAACAAGTGGAATGTCCATTCAGAGTTTTTCAGGTAAATGCTATAATAATTTCTTACTTGATAACTATGGGCCAAATTTACAAGTTGGACCGATTGGTAATATTGAGATATTTAACAATGTAGTACAATCAAAACGCGGAATGACCGTACAATTTTTATTCTCTTATGATACTCCCGAATAGAATCCTACAGATGCTCCAGCTGGGAGTGGAGTTATAAATAATGACTTACAGATTGTATTTCATAACAATGTGCTCTCTACCCCTGGTATAACAGGTAATGGACGTAATACTGTCCAAGTAAGAGGAGTCCATATGTTCGATAATATTATAGCAAACAACGGTTAGTTATTTGGTAATATGACTCCTGAAACACTCGCAGTTTGGAATGCATAGGCAATAAATAATACAATATTTCTATATTCAGAATTGTATTAGAAATCTATGGATTTAAAAATAGCTGATTATATTAGTGGAGATTATAGAATTGCTTTCGATAGTTCTTTAATAAGTGCTGGATTAGGTACTAATTTTAACTTTGATCATAGAGGTTATTTAAATTGGTATAATACTGTAAGTCCGATTGGTCCTTTCATGGGTAAGTACAAATCAAGTACTATCAATGATGATCCAATAGAATTACTTTCTATTTAGATTAATGGGGGGGAAGCATCTACTTAGAATAATGTTGTTAGTGTATTACTTAACTATACAGGAGAAGCTACTAGATATCGTATTGGTGAAAGTTCAGATCTATCATCAGCTACTTGGTTAAATATACCAGAGAATAAAACTGTTGAATATACTTTAACAGATGGATTTGGATAGAAAACAGTTTACGTATAGATTAGTAAAGGTTAGACTATAAGCGATACTAAATCGGCCACCATTGAATATTAGAGTACTCCATTAACACTAGAGGCTTTAGTTCTTAATGAAGGTAAGATATCGTCTACATCATTAACTATCCCTGTAGCATTTACCTATTCAGGTTCATATACTCCTACTAAATATAGACTTGGTGAAGTGGCTGATCTTACAGACGTTGTATGGGTGGATTATTCTGATAGCATTAATTATACATTTGCTTCTATTGGTTCAAAAACAGTGTATGGACAGTTACAAGATGCAGAAGGAAATCTAACTGAGATTAAACATAGTAGTATTACTATTGTAGAACCCAGTGAAAAGACTGTTGTTTCAATTGGATGGACGTTTGCCGGACTAGGTAATGTAGGATCAGTATATGATGAGACAAACCAATTGGTCAAAGTAGCATTATAGACTCAAGGAATAGCTAGAGATCTCTATACTACAACAGGGCAACAATTAGGAACTGTTACTAAGGTAGATTCAGAAGGTACGAGTTACATGATGGAATCACAGAAAGGTGCTTCTACTGGAGACAACAGTGGTATATATCCTGATGAGATTTTAGAACATAATATTTGTACAGGAAGTAACTCTGAAAAATACAGAGAATTTAAGTTTGAAGGTTTTTCTGCTGGTACCTATAAAATTAGATTATTCTGTTCTACAATACAAGCTAAATCAAGTTCTGAACGTTCTAGATGGAAAATAAATGTAGATGGCGTAGAAACCGAGTTTTCAATCCCTACTGGATTTAATCCTAACAATAACTTAACTCAATGGTTAGAACAAACTGTGGAAGTCGGGGAAAATGGTTTCAGTATTTTCTGGGGAGTCAATTCTTCGGGTTCCTACATTTATGTTCCTTTGAATATTATAGATATTGAAAAAATATAATTATGAACCCATATTTAGTTCATCTAACAGATAGGGAACTTTTAGAATAGATTTACGTTCTACTCCTTAAAGTGTATTCCAAGATAGATTCTATAGATGATGATCATAGAGCATTTGGAATAAACATTGCTGCCGATTTAGTCAGCAATGCACTTTAGGATAGAGCGGAAGCTAATAATGGAATATTAAAAGGATAATTATGGAACTAGTATTAAAGAGAATATTTAAAGGAGATAAGTATACTATAGGAAAACTATATATAGATGGAGTATACTTCTGTGATACTTTAGAAGATGCAGATAGAGGTCTTACTAAAGATATGACCTTAGATGAAATAAAGAGTATTAAACAAAAAGGTATTACAGCTATACCATCTGGTAAGTATGCTATTACTTTAGATGTACAATCTCCAAAGTTCAAGAACTATAAACAATATGCGTTCTGTGATGGTTATCTTCCAAGATTAACAGGAGTTCCTGGTTTTGATGGTATACTTATTCATATAGGTAATAAGCCAGAAGATACTGACGGGTGTTTGCTTGTTGGTAAAAATAAAGTAAAAGGTCAAGTAGTAGAGAGTACAGATACGTTTAAGAAATTATATGCTATGCTCAAAACTGCAAATGACAATCACGAACATATAATGATTACTATAGAATGAAGACAGTATTATATAGACCTGTATTTATTAATCCTTAGGCTTATTATGTGTTTCCATAGTTATATGATATAGAACCTAGAAGGAATAATATATACAAAGAACAAGCTATATTTGCAGGTAGAATTGATGTCTATGACGTAAACTCTCCAGATAATGTTGAACATTTTGAAAACACTAGAGAGATAGATCTCAACTCATTTGCAAGTAGACATATTAGAATAGACCAATACACTGATCTAGGTGCAGTAGTATTAGGGGAATGGAATTTACCTAGTAAAATAGCAAATTGATTATGACAAAACAAGAAAACCCAAATTTCAAAGCATCTAGATTTGCTCCTAATCCGCAAGAGGTAGCATATTGGATTGACTTAACAGCTGATCCTAATGGTGGTATAATTAAGACCTATGATGGTACAGAATGGTATCCTATAAATTAGAGTGAAGTAAATATCCCTGTAGTTAGTGAAGATGCAAACGGACTAATGAGTTCAGATATGCTTGTAAAATTAAACGGTATTGAAGATAATGCTAACAATTATATTCTTCCAGCTGCTACTACAGAAGCTATAGGAGGAATAAAGAAAGCAGGAAAAGTAGACAACCTAGCAACTGATGCTGAACTTTCTACAGTAATCAGTAAAGTTAATACTTTGCTTTCAAATCTAAGATCTATTGGAGTATTAACTCTCTAACAAAAAGAGCTATTAGTCGCTACTATGTGTTAATTCTAATAGGTAACATAATAGAGAGGTATACGTTTTATTATGTATAATCTCGAACAATTTTACAGAGCCTTAGCAGATTTTACTCCCCTTTAATCGCTAGGGCTTTTTGATTTTCACTAATCTTATCCTACTATTTATGAATCCATTTTATTTAGGAGAGCCCACTATGTCAATATTCAAGAACATGTTCAGTAGCGTAGAGAAGTTTACGACCAGCGTGTTGGCTGGTTTAGCCTCATTCTATGCCCCTGTGTATGTGCCAATAACAGCAATTGCTGTATTGATGATTGTTGACGCTATCTATGGATATAAAGTGTCCAAGAAATATGGGTAGACAAAAGTTGAATCTCATAAAGCTTGGAAAACAATATATAAGATTAGAGACGCAGTCATTGCAATTTGTGGTGCATTCACAATTGATCAATTAATTGTAATTTCTATAGATCTACATGCTATCGAATTCATTGCGGGAGCTATTGCTCTGGTTGAATTCTGGTCATTGTTAGAATCTTTATGTGAGCTACATCCAAAATGGAAAGTATGGAGTGTGCTTAAGAAAGTTATAAAAGCTAAAGGAGAGAAATACTTAGATGTCAAACTTGATGAAGAATTACCAGATGATCACAGTACTATTAAAGGTAGTTAATTGGTTTGCAAAATATTATAAGATAGTCGCAGTAGGTTTAGTTAGTTTACTTATTGCGACTATTTTTATTTAGAACCATAAGCTACAGAAGTTGAATAAAGAGATAGACAGAGTAACTAACAATCTCAGAAGTTACGAAGAGAGTGCTTCTGATTTAACTAAAAGAAATAGAGTCTTACAGCTTACTATAGATGAACTCAATACTAGTCAAGATAGTTTAATACAGTAGGTTAATGAGACTAAGAAGAAATTAAAAATCAAAGACAAGAACCTAACTAATGTCAGTGTAATCAATACCGAGATTAAAGATTCAGTTAAGACTGTAATCAAACATAAATTAGTGGACTTCAAAGAAGAACTTAAGCTAAATGAATTAACAACTATCATAGTTAGTAGGAAGGATTCAATCCTTAAAGCCAAGTTAGATATCACAAACTAGCAGATTATATTCGTTGAAAACAAACGAGAATATAGAAATAATTATAAGAATGGCTGGGTTAGGTTCTGGCACTTTGATTTCAAGAAAATAACTACCAGACAATATCATATAGAAAACTCAAATCCTTTAATAAAGGTAACAGATACTAGAGTAATCGAAGTATCTAAATAATCAATATATTCAAATTATATTAATCAATAATAATATGCATAGAATATTTCGTGTAAAAGCTTATGAACAAGAACATGGACCTCATTTCGACGAAGTGATGGCACACAAAGCTGTGAGTAAGATGGAGAACGAGGATGGTTCACGTGGACCGCATTGGTCTATTGAAGAAACTACTGCATTAGCTAGTCAGCACGGAATCAGTCTTAGTAACAGATTCAATCGTTATGATTGGTATGTAGCACTGAACATGATCTATTCTGATTTTTATAAAGTAATAGTAAGTATCTCAAATTCAAATAATGTCAGACATTTTATAGAGTTCGCAAAAGCGTGGCTTGCAGATAAAGACATAGATGAAGGCAAGATGTGGTACTACTATGTGTACGTAATGTGCGAGTGGCATTGATGCTGGTCTTGCTGCTTTAATGCAAAATGCTAATAAAGGTAATATGGATCCCGCAGCTCTCATGGCTATGATGAACAACAATGGCATGGGCGGAAACGGTGGATGGTGGATTTGGATCATCCTTCTGTTCTTCGTATGGGGTGGCTTTGGTGGAAATGGCTTCGGTAATAGAAGTGGTGAAGCAGCACAGGTTGCTTCTCAATTGAATACTGATGCTAACACTAATCTGTTGATGCAAGCAATCAACGGTAACAAAGACGCTATCAGCAGCTTGTCCAATACTTTGAACTGCGATATCAATGCTGTTAATACTGCATTGAATCAAATCAACGCTGGTGTAAGCCAGATTTCTTGTGATACAAAATTGTCTAGTTGTCAAGTAATTAACGCTATCCAGTCTGGTAATGCAGGTCTTGCTTCTCAGTTGGCTTCTTGCTGCTGCGATGTACGTACTGCAATACAGCAATAGGGTTATGAGAACCAGTTGGCTATTGTAAATCAGACTAATACTCTGACTAGCAATGCTAATACTCAGTTCAACATCCTTGGTGCTAAGATAGACGCACAAACATAGATTATTAACGACAAGTTCTGTCAACTTGAAATGCGTGAAATGCAGAACAAGATTGACACATTGCGTGCCGATAAAGCTTCCTTGGAAGCAGCTGCTTTGACTCAAGCTCAGACAGCTAACCTGGTTAACCAGTTGCGTCCTTGTCCTGTTCCTGCTTACTTAACATGTAGCCCGTACGCTGCTGCTTACGGTTATCCTACTGGATACTCTGACGGTTGCGGTTGCGGTTGCGGCTGCTAAGAAAGGAGGTAACTATGTTTCCAATTTTTAGAGATTCAAGAGTTAGGAGACTGGATACTGGTGGTATATTCTCTATGAGAACACTGTCTGTAACAACAGACTCTACAAATGAGGAGGTAACATATAACCTATGTCCTCGTCAGTTTAGAAGTTTACCATCAGAAGGTATAATCCTTTTAAACATTATTCATTCCCCTGCTGCTGGTTCTGATGCGTATACAGTTGCGTTGGCTACAACGTCTACTGGTACTAATACAACTACTACCAGCACATCAAGAGTGGCTTTGGTCAATGGCTCAGGAGCTCAAATGATTTCAGAAGAAATATCTCAAGGTAATAGATACTTTATCTATTATAACAAATGTGATGGGATATTCCAGACTGTAAATCATATTGTACCTCCGACGGCTACGCCATCAGAGTCTTAAAACTAAGGGCTCTTCGGAGCCCTTTTTTATTAATCTTATACTTATACTTATTATGTTATTTAATCAATTAACCACTGGAGACAACGTATATATCGTGGAAGTTGTTGGAACTTTTAAGAAGACTACTGAATATAATATTGGTTCTGTAGTTTCTGTATCTAAAGTTTATGATGAACCTCTACCATAGGGTTAGTTCCCAATGCCTAATCAACCAAGAAAAAGAGTAGTTGACATTACTATTCAATGCAACGGAGAACAGAAGAAGTTCACAATTCCAGAGGACAGATCCATTATTACTGATAATAATATTGGATTAACAATATCCACAGATAAACAAGATATCATAAACATTCTGAGGAATCAATATGATACTTATAAAGCTAGAAAAGAATCTATAGCTAAGTGTGATGAGGAGATGAGTAAGTGTCAAATACTGTTAGACAAACTTACCGCCTACTAGGAATAGCCTAAGGAGGATCCTAAGATAAAAGAATTATAGAATGAAGTTAATGAACTAAAGAATATAATTAAACAAGCTAGTTAGATGGTACCATAGCCTATGAAGAGTATGCTACCAGAGAACATGTAGAATGTAATGAATGAGGTTGATCAATAAGATCAACCTTTTTTTGTTTTAAGCTTGCGTAAGAAGCGCTATTACTTATAATTAGGTATTGTATACCCTTAAACAGAAAGAGCCTCACGAGGGCTCTAAATGCGTTTTATAAGGATAACGTTATAATTTATTAAGAAATATGTCATTAAATGAGCTCATTGATAACATTCTACTGATTGCCCGTAATAGTAATATTACAGAGTCAGAGCACTTAAGTAGAATACAAATAGAGAAATGGATCATAGCTTATAGAGCTATGTTGATTAAGTAGGACGTAGATAAAGGTAGGGATATAAATCCGTTGTACCTTACTACTATTGAGCCTATTCATATTGATGTGATAGAGAAGGTACCTGGTAAGAATATATATGTAGGAGATAGAGATCTCCCTAAGTTGATTGACTTCAACTATAGACCAGGAGTAATTAATGTAAGAGACATGTATGGAAACATTATACAAGTTGGAAGTTATACCAAACAAAAATACTAGAAGTACAGGAAAGCAACATGTAAAGATTACATAGCTTGGGTCAAAGGTAACAAGATATACTTGGAAGGGGATGAAAACGAACTTGAGTATATTAGCATAGATGTTATAGCAGAAGATCCTACGGAACTCGTGGATTGTTTTGATCCTAATGCCGATTTTCCTATTCCCGGGGCAATGATTCCTACTATCACATAGATGATATTAGAGAGAGAACTAAGAACATTAGTACAGATGCCTAGTGACACTACTAATGATTCTAAAGATAATACACAGAATATATATAGTAGATGAGTGAGAGATTAATATATAACAGAAAATGTTATACTATTGCAGATTATTACATAAGTTACAAAGAATATACTGAGCCTAATACTTAGTATGATGTAAATCTAAAGACCTTCAAAGGTATAGTAACAGATTACTTTAAGCATATTAGAGATTCAATTATGCTAGACTGTAAAGAGTTCAAGCTTCCATGCAGGTTAGGTACTCTATAGATTATCAAGCATCAGCCTAAAGAATATACAGGTAAGAGTCTTAGGTGGGATTGGAAAGCAACTAGAGAAACAGGCAAACCAGTATACTTACTTAATGAACACAGCAGTGGATGGAAATATAGATTTTTTTGGAGCAAAAGAAATTGTTTGTTAATTAATAAAGGAAAATACCAATTCATAGCTAGTAGACAAAACAAAAGAGATTTAGCAAAAATAATTTTCAATAGAGAACATGACTACCCTGAACTTTAAAGAAATAAATATATTACCCAGGTAGGCAGGGATATATATGATATGTAACATTCTTAATAATCATAAATATATTGGAAGTACAAATGATTTTAAACGTAGATTAATGAAACATAGATCAGAACTACGAAAGAACAAACATCATTCTACTCCTTTACAGCGAGCTTTTAATAAGTACGGAGAGGATAAATTTTCTATAACTATATTAGAAGTATGTGAGCCTATACATGATACATTAATAATGTTAGAACAAAAGTACTTAGATCTGTCTCCAGAATATAATTGCGTAAAATACGCAAGTAGAAAGTATTCTAAAATACTAATTAGGACACGTACAAATAAAGTAAAGCGCAAGGTAGATTAGTATAGTTTAGACGGAAAATATATAACCACTTTTAATAGTATTGCAGATGCGGCTAAATCTTTTAGTAAAACTAGATATGCTAGTATAAGAACTGGAATATCAAAATGCTGTAATGGACGGTTAACAAAAACAGAAGGTTATCTCTGGAAGTATACTACCGATACTAGATCTATTTATCAAGTATGTAAACATAAAAAACCTAACGGAATAAAAGTAGATAAATTAGATTTAAAAGGAAATTATATATGTACCTATAATAATATGGTGGAGGCGGCAATTGATTGTGGTTCTATTAAAAATAGATCGGCTATTAATAGAGTCTGTAGAGGTTAGAAACGTACTGCTTTCGGATTTAAATGGAAATATAACTATGATAAATAATAAATTAATATCATCTGGGACAATTATAGCAAAGGTTATTGCAGATCTAGACTTAAAAGAAGATCAAATACGTATAACAGATATTCGAGAATGGATTCAAGAATGTGTATTAAAGATTGGAGCTATACAATAGTATGAACACAAAGTAGAAGTAATACCAGTAATAGGTCACCAAGCTCAGTTACCTTGTGATTTGTATCAATTAGGTTAGGTAGCTTACTCTTCATAGAAGAGTAATGGTTGGCTACCTATGCGTAAATGTACTTCTAGCTTCGGTGTGTTCCACGATTGTAGAGCTAAGCAGTGTTTAGATGATAGTTGTCTGAGTGATGAGAAATGTTGCTTTGATGATAAGATGCTTATACCAGATATGGGTATTATCCCATTAGTTAAGAATCTTTTCAACTATACAGACGATAGATAGGCATTAGACAAATTAAACGAAGATCCTAATATCAGATAGACATTAGGAGTATTAGTAAACCAATTTACTGTACCTACCAACAATGGTAGATATATTGGTAATTACTCTTCTGGTCATTCAGATACTACTATGTATAGCTGTGATCTATAGTATATGACCAAACCTGGTTACATTATGTTAAATGTACCAAAAGGTTTTGTTAAAGTATCATATTATGCTAACTATAGTGATATGGATGGTATGCCTATGATACCAGATCTAGAATCATATAAGGAAGCTATCTATTGGTATGTAGTAATGAAACTGATGTATCCTAAGAAACTAAAAGGAGAAATTAGTCAAGGAGATTATTATGATATACGTAACTCATATAACTTCTATCGTAAGCAAGCTTACGCTGAAGCTATGATGCCTAATACTTCAGATGAAATGGAAACTATTAAGAATACTTGGACTAAACTCTATCCAGAGTTTGACGATCATTCTACTTTCTTTTCTACTACTGGAGATGAACAGATAATATATAATTAGAACTTATGATGTCAAATATATTTTAGACGAATAGTTTTGCAGGTGGAATGAACATGGATACTGATATCATGCTTCTACCTAACACTCAGTATAGATATGCTGAGAATGTTCGCATCATTACTAATGATGATGGCAATACTGGTATGCTTTAGAACATATAGGATACACTGAAAGTAGAAGGAGATATATTTGAAAGAGAAGGAGAAAAAGTTCTTGCTGTAGTCACAGTAGATAAGTATATTATTGCTCTGACTTCATTTCCATTTGAAGGTAAGACTATTAATAGTATATATAGAATATCCAATTATAATAATCCTCCACTTACTAGTGTAACAGTTGTATCTGGAGAATTAGGTTATACAGAAAGTAGTAGTATAAAACTAGTAGCAAACTATGAATCTGATACTAATATTAAACTGTATATTGCAGATGGAGAGCATTACATTAGAGTAATATCCTTAATGGATAATAGATATGTATATGAACCCGGAGTAGATAATCCTCTATTAGATATTAATGGTTTTATTACAAAGCCTGATTTCTTAGATATGATTACTAACTCTACCCTAACACCTCCTACTTTAAACAAATTAGGTACAGGTAATTTAAAGACTGGTATGGTTCAGTATGCTTATCAGTTATTCAATGCTAGAGGTAATGAAAGTTTAATATCTCCTATTTCAGGTCTTGTTCATCTTACTACTAGTGATGGATCAGAAAGTTTAAATGACTATAAAGGTAGTGAAAAGAATGTTAATTCTAACAAATCTGTTATTATAAATATACCTCTATCATATGAAGATAATCTTCATTACGGTTACTTATATGACTATATTAGAGTATATAGAATATTCTATAAAGATAGAACAGAACTTCCTACTATTGAGATAACTGGTGAAGTAAAGATACCAACTAATGTAGATGAAATAACCTATGAAGATAATGGTAATTCTACTCTTAGTACTATTACTTTAGAAGAGTTCAATAGTGTTACTAATATAGCATTTATACCAGCCACTATAGAGAAAAAAGATAATAGATTATTTGCTGCTAATACAGTAACAGATACTTGGAATCCTACTTATGATGCTAGAGCTTACAGAACTAATAAAGATGGCAAGCTAATACTTAGAGATAGTATATCTTCTAGAAATATATCTCAAATATTACCTACGGATGAAGCCGAGTTAAAAGCTTTTTATGAAAGTATACCAGAGGATCATGATTGTATAAATCCTTATAATACCGTCAAAGGTCAACCATCTGATGAAGAGAATTGTCAGTATAGTAATATATGGATCAATCCCGATCAACATTGGAGAGGTAAATATCTAGGTGGTTCCGGATTAAACATTAGCTATAGATTCGTCTATACTATGCTTAATTTAGATAAGATGGGATCTATATATTCTAATGTGATTAATGGAGATTAGACTAAAATAGACATTCCTTCTTTTACTAGTAGTGATCAGTATAGAATGTATTTTAATTGGTTAGACGATGATACTCCTATGGGCATTGAAGATATAAACAGTGTCTATCAATTAAACTTTGCAGATCCTAATATAGATTCAAGATATAAAGGATACTAGAGAGACGAGATATATAGGTTTGGTATAGTACTCTATAATAGTAAAAACGTAGCTTCTCCAGTACATTGGATTGGTGATATACGTATGCCTCATGCTAAAGATTATCCTGCTTTCTTTGCTGGAGAATATCTATTTGGTAGAACCTTAGGTGTATACTTTGATGTATAGAACTTACCAGAAGATGTAGTATCTTACGAAATAGTAAGATGTGAAAGGACGGCTAGTGATAGAACAGTAGTAATGCAATCTGTATTATCTCAGATTACTTCATATCCTTATAAGTATCTAGATGCTGGTGATCAATTAGCTACTGATCAAGACGGTAGACCTTGTATACCTTTAAGATATAGATTTAGTGCTAGTACATTTGGGGCGTTAGAAGAAAATAGAAGTTCTGGAATGTCACGCTATAATGATGGCCAACTGCTCTCTACTTTTGTAAGAAAAAACTATGGAGCACTTATAAGTCCAGAATTAGATATTAATGGTGACTCTATGTTAAGTTATATGAAGAATTGTTATCTAGATCATCTATACATTTTACATTCAGAAAAGAAGATAGATACTACTGATTACTCTACAGCTAGTGGTACATTTCATCCTAAATATGGAGTATTCTTGGCTACAGCTGATACAGTATAGACATACACTAACGCTAGATACCCCTAGAATGTATTAGCTGGTTCTGCTTGCAATATAAACAGTGAAATAGGAGATCCAACGTTAATGCTATAGCATACTGGTATCGGTAAATTTATTCCTAATCTTATAGCTAAAAGGTATATACCGTATCATAGTGGAGACTATGTGTATGACGATAAAGGTGAAATAGTAGGATACAAAAGACTTACAGTTGATATAGAAGATAATGCTATATTTCCTTAGATACTTGAATAGAATGCCATTACTAATAAAGGAGCATATTATCAATCTATAGGAGATATATCTTACTTAAATCTAGCTCACGTTAGAAATGATGAAGAACAGTACAGTGATACTATTAGTAAAGCTTGTTACTTTGGTAAGTGTGCTATTGTTCAAGGTAAGAATGATTTTACTGATACATTTAATAGTGTACTTTCTCCTAATACAGAGCACATGTCTGCTAATAATATACTAAAAGGCAACTTATATGGCACAGGAAATTATGGAGGCTTATGGGACATCCCTGTAGTGAATATTAAGAGGGACATAATACCTTACAATGGTAATACATATGTTGCTAGAACTAACTCTACTTATGTAAGTACTGGGTACTTTAAAATAGTAGGAGATACTAGTAATCCTTGGGTATTTGGTGGTGATACATATCTAGGAATATTAGATCATAGAACTGGTAGTATTTGGCCCAATCCAGAAATTGGTGGTGGAGATCCAGATAATACACAAATGAGTATGACAGACTTCATTCCGTTTGAAACTAGTATCAATCTAAATTTACAGTATGGTGACACTACTAGTAGAAGCTGTGAAGGAGATCGTACTTATACTGATGTTTACCTATCTACTACTATTACTGGTGGTACTCTTGGTAACTATCATATACAGAGTAAACCTTATTATGCATATAATGATGCCTATTCTGCATAGAGTAATGCTAAGTACTTTGTACCATCTGGAATGTATTCTAAAGATTCTACTATAAATAATAATAGAATACTTTATTCAGAGTTAAAGACTAATGATGAAATATCAGATAGTTTCTCATAGTTTAAAGTAGCTAACTACTTAGACGTAGATAGTTAGTATGGTAGTGTTACTAATCTGAAGAGTTTTAATAATTCACTATACTTCTGGCAAGACTCTTCTTTAGGTATTGCTGCAGTAAATGAAAGATCTTTGATACAAGATAATAATGTAGGTGGTCTTACTCTTGGTACTGGCGATGTACTTTCTAGGTATGACTATGTTACTACAGGTAATGGTTCATCTATAGTAAATGACCCTAGTATCATAGACTCTGGTTCTGCTCTATATTGGTTCGATAAGGATAAGAATGAGATTTGTCAGTTAGCTAATGGTGTCAATAAGATATCTAAAGAGAATACAGTACAAAGCTGGTTAAATCTTACTCCTCGTTCAGTACACGATGCATTGTATGATAATAAGTTTAATGAGCTATAGTTCTGTTTTGACGATGTAGTACTGGTATATAATGAGAGGACGAGAGGCTTTACATCCTTTTATACTTTTGTACCGGACAAGCACGCTTCATTCTCTGATAAGTTATTATATATTAAGGATAAGATCTTTAAAGAGAATGCCGACTTCCAAGATAGTACTATGACCTGTAAGATTAAGTATGTTGTAAATGATAACCCAAATATAACAAAAACATTTGATAACGTTTACTTTGGTGGATACTTTACTAATATAGATGAAATGCTTACTGATATAAACTTTGAAACTAAGCATTAGAGAGGTTAGGCATTAGAAGACGATTATACAGGTACTTATGCTATTGACTATAGAGAAGATACTTATCGTTTTGCTATTGGTAGAGAAGAGAACGCCACAGATCCTTACTCATATCCAGGAAGACTTAGAGGTAAGTATTTAATATGTGAATTCATTATAGACTGTAATGACTAGAAAGAGTTTAATTTGCTAAATGTCAATACGACTTACAGACAATCATTAGTATAATATGAAAAGAAAAATAAATAAAAAGAAATATGCTATTGGTGGAATAGTATAGGGAGGAGTTAACTTATTATCAACAGGAATAAACAGTACAGTTGGTGGGTCAACTGCTACTACAGAAGCAGAAGCTAAATCACAAACTGCTGGTAACATGCTTAGTGGAGCTGCATCTGGAGCATCTATCGGTATGGCTGCAGGACCTATTGGTGCAGCTGTAGGAGCTGTAGTAGGAGCTATACCTGGTATAATAGGTAAGAAAGGTAAAGTAACCCCTAATGGCTTCTTTGAAGATCCATCAGTAACTTATAGTACTGGTTTATTCCGTAGTAATAAAGGAATTAAACGTGCTTATAACGCAGCTAAGCAACGTGTAGCTGGTAATAGAATAGCTAATACACAAGGATAGGATCTGGCTTAGGAATTTGATGAAACCTATGATACTGACGTAATGACATTAGCACAAGGTGGTTACTCTCCAAGTCTAGCTTATGTAGATGACGGAGAATTAATTCAAACTCCAGATGGTCAAGTAAACAAAGTACCAGAGAAAGGACAACCTACTGATAGTAACTTAGTAAGCTTACCAGAAGGTAGTAAGATACTGAGTGATAAAGTTAAGTATCCTGGTACAAAGAAAACATTTGCACAAGTAGGTGAAGAAATGATGACAAAAAAGAAAAGTAAAAATAAAGATAGATTCGCAAAGAATTCAGCTAAATTGAATGAAATGAATAATAAACTTATTCATGATTAGCTGTTTGAGATGCAGGAAGGTCTTAAGAAGAATAAGGATTTTGAAGCTACTCACTTTGCTGAAGGTGGTACTAAATTAGGTTATAAGAATTATAATGGAATATAGAACAGAGATACAGCGAGATTACCATTGGATGCTAGTATTGAATCTATAGATAGACTTGTTGATACTACTGGTAGAACTATAAATCCTAATTTTATATATAACACTGGCAGCAAAGTTGCAAGCAAAGCTCCAGCTCCTACTTTGACTGGGGTAGATGTAGATCCAGGATCTATAGTGAATGCTCTTAGAAGTACAAATAGTCCTGCTTAGGCAACTTCTACTCCTGGTGGTTTTAATGCTAGCGGTATACTTGGTAGTGTAACTTCTGCAGTTGGTTCATTAGCTCCTATTATATCTAATCTTGCTACAGGAGATGCAGAAACTGTAAATACTAATTATAATCCTTATGCTGGAACTATTGCTAGTACTGTGCGTAGACGTAGATTTAATATTACTCCAGCAATAGAAGATCTTAATAGAAGTAGAGCAATAAGTAATTACAATGCTGGTAGAATTAATCCTAATACTGGTGCCAATATAGCATTCAGATTACAATCAGCATTAGGACAAAATAGAGCCATTGCTGATTTGCGTTCACAAGATAGTAATGTTAATAACTAGTATGCTGGTGAGTACGCAGAGACATTGAATAACTTAGGACAACAATATGTAAGTGCTACTAACTTATCTTCTGATCTTAATGCTCAGAATAGAGCTTCGGTTAGAAACATTCGTAGAGCTGGTCTTAGTCAGTTAAGCCAGTGGGCTCAAAATAGAGAGCTTATGCGTAATCAGAGAACTAGAGACGATGCTATGTTAGCTGCGTATAAACCATTTTTACAAGCTGGTTATACTCAAGCTGATATGACTAATTTACTTAAGTATCTTAGAGCGGGAGGTAATAATGGCTAATAGATACGATAGGGCTGCGGAAGCCCCTATACTAAATACTTATGTGCCTATTAACTTTGATTAGCTATATAGAGTAGGTGCAGCTCAGAGAGAAGCAGTAGATAAGGCAGCTTAGGATTTATCTACAAATGTGTAGAAGTTTGGTGAGTTCTATTCACCATCTGCTATAGATACTCAGAGATTTTACGATGCCTCTATTGGTCAAATAAAAGATCTTATAACAGAAGCTGCTAGTAATCCGGATGCTTTAAAGGATGCCAACTTTAGGTCTAGATTGAATTCACGTATAGCCAATCTTGATTACTCTACTCTAAGTAATCTTAGGCAAAGTAGAGAAGGAATGTTAGCTAGACAGAAAGCTAATCAAGAGTTAATGATGAGAGGAATGTACAATCCTCTGTGGCACGATGTAGATTTTACCAATTACGATACATCTGCTGCTGGTATATTTAACGATGTAGCTCCATTAGCTTATAAGTCAGAAGTAGACTTAGTCAAACCTTATGTTGACAATCTCAAATCCGAATTTATTGGAATGCAGAACGGCTGGATTAGAACTGGAGTATCTACTGAGAGAACTGATGCAGAATTAATGCAAGGTCTTTCAAGTATACAAAATACTCCTGAATATGCTAAACATCTTGAGGTATTACAACGTCAAGGTATGAGTCCAGAACAAGCAGAACAATATCTTAATCAGAGACTTATTACAGCTGGTAGAGAATTTGCTTATGAGAATAGAGAAAGAGATCCTTGGTACATTAAGAGCATGGAGTTGCAAGCTAGATATGGTGGTAGAGACCAAGCTAGTTTAAATAATCTTACTACTCTCGTACACAGGGATGCTAGAAGGAAAATACTTGAAAACTTTAGTGGACTTAATCCTACACAGATTGATCAAGTATTGTCTGGAGATCTAACAGGAGTAGATGGAGAAACTCTTAAGATAGTAAATAACAATCTAGACTCCAACAATATTAGAAGACTTCTTAGTAACAGCTTTAATGAAGTATATAAACAAAGCGGAAACAACATTGATGCTGGTATTAACTATATACTTGATGTGATGTCTACTCCTCTAAGTGATTCTGCAGCAGATGCTTACGCTTCTCTTGGTACTACTAAGAAGATAGGAGAAGGTACTTATCAAGCACAAGATAGTAGAAACTTTGTACTCGCTGATGATATTGCTTTATCTATGACTGGAGACAATCGTATTCTCAAACATATTGAAGAAACTCCAGGTAAAGGTGAACGTGGAGTTCCTAAGAGTGCTAAAGGTACTATAGCTAGAGCTAAGTTTGTTAAAGATTGGAAATCTGGAAACAAATTCCATGACTTCATTATTGAAGGAGATACTAAAGCTGTAACAAATGGTAACCGTGTATATCAGATTAAGTATGCTTATATACCTAAAGATCAGTTTAATAAATCAGATTATCCAGATGATGAAAGCATACGTTTAGCTGGTGGACAAGTAGTCACGCTTGGAGATATGCAGATGTCCAATACTATTCGTAGAGAGTCAGAAGAAGGAGAACCTGTAAGTATATCTACCAATGTTCGAGATAAGAGTAAAGAATACGTTAGAGTAAAGATAGGTAGTAGAATACCTAGTAGAGGAGAAGCAGCTATTACTTCTGATGCTAGATATAGTAAGAAGACTAGAGGTCTTAGAGGGGAAACCATAGATACTCAAAATATACTTTCAGAACAAGAAAGAATGAACTAATAACAAAATATGAACAACATTATTAACTATACCGATAGAGCCAAAGATTTTGGTAGAGATCCCTTAGTTCCAGTGCTAGATCCCACTGGAACAGGAGATTATGGACAAGAAGCTAGATAGGCACAGATCAGAAATGAGGCTGCCGAATCAGTTAGTCAATAGTTAAATGAAGTAGATTATCATGAACAATCTCAACCAGAGCAGGAAGATAAAGGTTTCTTCCGCTCTTGGTGGGATAATACAATTGATACAGCTGAAAAGATTCCAGGAGTGGGAGGACTGGTAAAAGTAATAGGCAGTCTTGCTGATCCTTGGAGATAGGCTAACGTACAAGGACATTAGGTTAATCTTGATAAAAAGTACGATCAGCTTAATAACACAGAAGCTAAATGGTTACCTCAATTAGAGGAAGCAGATAGATATCTTAATATTAAATAGGAATTATCAGACTTAGATGCTGATATTCAATTAAATGGAAACTAGTGGTCAGAGGATTAGATGAGTGCTGCTGTTAGTAGGCAAACTCAACTATATTCTGAATTAGCTAACTTAGAACCTGCTGTTAGGGACATGGCAAGAACCAATCCTTATATGCAGGATATTTTCTATGAGACCAATCCAGGTAAGTTGTTCTCTAATAAAGAGAATTTTGGTAGTATTAAGGACTTACTCAAGTACTATACTTATGATTATATAAATGCTAAGTATGCTGCTGACGTAGATCCCGGAAACAACTTCAAACACATGTTGGAATGGAGTGGAGTACAGGACCCTATCTTTGGTAGAATTGGTGAGCTCAGTCCAGAACAAATAGAGTATATGTGGAATAGTAGAAATACTAATGACGCTAATACTCTTGCTACTCAGATCTCTTAGATAAGAGAAGCAATGGGAGTTGCTGGAGCTCGTAAACAGGAACAAGAAGAGGACATTCAAGCTAAGATTAACACTATTAAGAAAGGTAATCTGTTGTTTGATCCTACTAAGATTGATCCTGAATTTAAGCGTAAGTTTGAGAATAATGAGATCAATCTATCCGATCCAATGAGTTGGTATTATGCTTTACCTCATCTAGGTAGTAGTTACTCAGAATTTGGGGCTATGATTGGATAGATGGGAGCTAGTACATTACTTAACTATGCTGCTAAGGGAGCTCTTGCTGCTACTTCTGGTGGTACGTTACCTCTGTTGTATGCAATGACAGAGGCTGGAATTAATATGTCTATTGCTTCTTATATGCGTGATAGTGAAACTTCATCAGAAGCATTCTCCGCATATCAAGAAAAGGTACTTAATAGAGCTGACGAACTTGGTATTCAGTTACCTCAGATACTAAATGAAACTACTTCTAAATTAGCTTCATTAGGATATGACGTAGATAATATGACTGATTACGAACTGTTCCAAGCTTCTGTAGCTCAAAACTTATAGACTAGTGATCCTCAGTACAATCAGATACTAGAAGACTCTAAAAGAGGTTTAGAAGTACTTAGAGAAACTAATGCCGCTCTGTCTATTCCAGATTATTTAGAGTCTACCATGTTCTCTTATGGAGGTAATTGGCTATCTAAAGCATATGGTTTAAGACGTACTCTGGGTAAAACTGCTGCTGGAGTTGCTAGTGCAGAGATGGCTCAATCTGTAGCTAACAGAGAATTAGCAGATGCAGGTCAAAACATCATTAACAGAACTCTTACTAGAGTGGCTGATAAGATGTCAAAGAACCCTATGGGTAAAGTAGCTGCAAAAGACGCTCTCAATACTCTTACTAAAATAGGTAAAGCAGCAGGAATAAGTTACTTCACTGAGCGTACAGAAGAAGGTGTTCAGAATATAGTATCTTCTAGATACCAACAAGGTAAGTATGATAATGTTGAAGGATATAACATACTTAACGGAGTAGCTAATATGGCTCAGTTAGGTATGGAAGCTAATCTAGCTTATTATGGTTTACATCCTGATAATACTCTAAATACAGATAAAGATCTCCACAATGAAATGGCTATCGGTGGATTTACTGGTCTGTTTATGACTGGAGTATATGGTTCAAGAGATGTATATCAAGGAACTAGGTAGACATTAACTGATATGAAACTTAGAGGTCTTACTGCAGATCATTATGCTGATGCTGAGAAAGATGCTAAAGTAGAACAATTCATATCAGCCGCAAATGAAAGTAAAGGTGGTAACTTTGGAAGAATACGTCAATCTTTACAATCTCTTAAAGATTATAAGCCAAGTGGTGTTACTGACGAAATGATTGATGAAGATATCAATCTAGCCAATGTAGTATCACAATATACTTCTAATAGAACTCTTAATAATATAGCTGGTGAACTGGGTGCTAATTATGGTGATACTCAGTACAAATAGATTATCAAGAATGCTATCAATCTAAGAGATAGACTTAGAGATCAAACGGAAGCTTCAAAGACTTCTACTAAAAACTTGGAAGATCTTATAGGTAGAATTAGATAGGATGAAACTATTGATCCTAATTTAGATTTTGATGCTAATCTGGCTATAGTAAATTATAACGTTCTTCGTAAACTCGATCAAGAACTAAGTAACAGAAAGTAGGATTTACAACAGTTAAAGAAAGATCTTGAACTGGACGTGAATGTAGATGGTATATCCGGTATACAGAAATACATTAAGGAATAGTTATAGACTGCTAAAGATTTTGTTACTACTACTGAACAAGATATCAAATTACCGTATCAAGATGAACTAGAGCAAGCATTAGCTGCTAAATATGTTAATGACGGGGCTAGAGCTGATCTAATGCTTCACAATGCAGCATATGTAACTGGTAGATATACAGGCGATACTCGTATGTATAAACCTACTTGGAACAATCTTACAGATGAACAAAGACAGGCTATCATTACAGAGTATGCAAACGAAGATGATGCAGCAGGAAGACCTGCTAGAAGTGAAGCAAAGATACGTGAAGAGTATGACTCCAGAGTAAATAGAGAATGGGAAGCAGAGGATGCTTTAGCTGATGCAGAAACTACAGCTAAACGTAGAGCTATATCTGTTATACAAAGAGATCTATTACGTAGAAATTAGAAAGAGAAAGAAGCAGTACAAGAGAAACTAGAGGAACAAGGTACTCCAGCTGAAGAACCAGTTGTACAAGATCCTATAGAAGAAACTACCGATATATCTGCTTAGGCAGACGAAGTGCAAGCAGCAGTAGAGGAAACTATACCAGAACCAACTGAAACTATGCCTGAGATTCCACAGGATGAAATGACTGAAGCTCCTCGTGTTGCTGTGGATGAAGTAACTGATGTAACAGAAGTTGAAAGATTGCTCAATACTCTAGAACAAGAGTTTAGTGAAGATATACAAACTCCAAGTGAAAGAGTCGTAATTGAAGACGAAATACCTGAAGTAAACGACGAGTATACTGATAAAACTGAAGATATCAGAGTACAAGAAGAAGCTATCAATAATGCTGATTATAATAATACTGATGATCAAGTATTAATAGAAATAGAGAATAATCGTGCAGAACAGGTAACCGATCCTCAAACAGAAATAAATGAGGTAGAAGAAGTCCCTACTACTAATGCTGACGATATAGCTACTGAAGAAACTCAAGATGATTCTGAAAACGGAGGTGCTCCAGAACCAACTCCTATAAAAGAAGAGAAACCTGTTAACAAACCCCAAGTACCAGAACCAGAGCCATCTCCTACTCTTACTCCTAAAGTGATAGAAGAAGATGTACCTAACTTCTTAGATGGTACAGCTGATGAAGTATTTATTGATCCTACTACAGATGAAGTAATGTGGGATCCTACTGGTATGGCTGAAATGAGTAATGCTATTACTGTTGGGGATGAAACTTTATTGTTTCAATAGGATTTTGATCTGTACGACAATGATCCGTCCATTGGTCCATCTGCATTTTCTAACTAGACCGCAGACGTAGATTCTCGCAATTCTATAGTAACTAAGAGTAAGTAGAAGAGGGCTTATATTTCTAATACGTTCTTCTATCTTCCTACTACTGATGAAGTAATGCCTATTACTATAGGAGGAAAGCCTGTAGAGTTTACTTCTGTAAACAATGGTAGCGTAACACGTAGACCAGGATCAGAGTTAGCTGAAATGCTATCTACTCCAGGATGGTTAAGCACAGTAGATGATGCGTATTATATAGTTACTCAATCTACACACGATATGCGTGGTGGTACTTCTGCCATAGACAATCTAGCTGTTCATCTTATAATAGAAAAAGACGGAAAGGTTTACAATACTTCACTGAGAGCTATTTCAGATCAGTTAAGGAAAGATCTGTTAGCACTTGGAATGAATTAGGAAGAAGTAGATAATCAGATTAATAATCTAAGATCTCTCAGATAGAGAATTATTAAGTCATATGCTCCTAATTACTTTGCTGATGGTAAATTGCCTATTAAAGTAAATAAGCATGTGAAACCAACTAATATGCGTATTAGTAATGGTACACTTAATAACTAGACTGACAGTAATGGATTGCCTATTTATCGTAAGCTTAATGAAGTAAAAGACTTTAATATCCCTAGTGATTCTTATGTGTTGTCTAGAGACATTATAAGCGGAGATGTCGAATTAGCATATGGAACTGGTCCATTTGGTATTGATCCGTATGTTATAGAGAGACTAGATCAATCTGGTCCTACAGAAGTACAAGGTAGAGGATATTCTGGTAAGATATATTATATACCTAAAAAGGAAAATACTCCATCACAATCTGTTACTCTTCCTATAATGTTGGCTGAGGAACTTCATAGAATACCCGGGGTCAATAGTCCACAAGATTTACAATTATCAAGAAATGTAGATGGTACTAGAAATGTAGATGAGAATGGTAAACCTATCCCTATGTCTACTGCCGAACTTATCTATGAGTTACTTGTAAATAATATATTTGGTAATGGTAGTGAGTTCTTATTAGGTTTGTTGGCTAATCACGGAAGTAAAACAGTAATGTTAGGTCTTAGTGATGAACAAAAACATAATTTCAATTTCTTACTCAGAAAACAGTTACATGTATATACTAATGGAGTAGGAGAAAGAGTTCTAATTACAGGTAGTCTTAGAGACTACAGCAGACCACAGCTGGGGTATACTACTAGATTTACTAAATTAGATAAGATAACAGAAGCATAGAAACGTAGAGTAGTATTTGATATATCTTAGAATATTCACTGGAATACTGACAAAGATGTATTGATGTCTGCTCCTGATGCTAATTTTGTATAGAGTATCATTAATACTGTTAGAGAACATCCAGAGCTAGTAAAAGATGGAGCTATTACTTTGTTTAATAATCAAGATTTAAGATTCCGATTAGAAGATCTTGGTTATAGAATGGATGAAAACAATAATCCTGTTAAAATACAGTAGGAAGGTTTAGACGCTCCTATAATGGCAGCTTGGTTTATTAATAACGGTAAGCTAAAAACTGATTTAGGAGAACATGCATTCTATGCTCCTTTTGTATATACTGATGATGTCAGAATAGATAAAACAGTGTAGAAACCTGTAGAACAGCCTAGAGCTGCTGTGACTACTACTGGAGAAACTATATCTAAACAAGAACCAGCTCCTACTAAACCTAAGTAGGGTAATCGTAAGACTCCTACTATTGCTGAACCAGCTACTCCCTAGAACTTAGAGAAGTACGGGTTAACTATACCATAGGATTAGAAGTTACTCCCTGGATATGGTTGGGGTATTATTGATGGTAAAACTGGAAATAAGATAGTAACACAGGCTCCAAAGAAATTTATAGCTGGAGTATATTCTGACGTAAGAGGTGAAGGTACAATCAATCCTGAGAGAGCAAAACAATGGCTTGTAGATACTCTTGGTATTGATCCTACCAATGTTATTGTTACTAATGCTGCATTACGTACAGCTAGTGACAAGAAGGTTTATGGTGTTATGAGAGTTGCTATTAATAGAATAGCGAATGAATTAATGCCTTAGATTGTATTATCTAAAGATTCTGGAGAGGGTGTACAATATCATGAAGCATTCCACTATGTGAGCTTACTTCTGTTAAATGATTATCAACGTAATCAGGTTTATCAAGAGTATGTTAATACTCATAGTGGTACTGAGAATATGACTAGGCAGGAAGTAGAAGAAGCTCTAGCAGAAGAATTCAAAAGCTATATGCTTAATGAAGAGAATCCTACTCTGAAATACAAACTCGTTAAATTTTTTAGAAATATAAGAGATTATATTAGAGCTTTCTTAGGTAAACCTACATTGTAGAATAGACTGTTTAGAGCTATCCAGAGTGGTCAATTTGCTAAATATCAGATACCTCAAGGAGCTAAAGAAGAGTTCTATAACAAATACGACGAAGGTGTATTCTATTATATTCCTGGTCTTTCTAAGGAACAGATGTAGAATATGCCTAATATACTTGATGCAGACACCTACTATAAGATGGTTAGTTCTTTAGTATCTACTTCATTAAGTATGTATAGTATTAGAAGTATTGAAGATGTTAGAAAACTGAATATTGATGGAATGTTCGATACTATTCAAACACAATTAGATAGTGGTTGGATTACTGAGGAAAATGCTTCATTAGTAGAAGACGTAGTAACTAACAAAGACATCTTTAAGAAAAACATATTAGCTCGTTTAGAACAACTAGGTATTAGAGAAGTAGAGAAAGTAGAAACAGAAGAGAATACTCGTCTTGAAACTGAAACTGGTGACAAGCCTGATAATACTTGGGATAAGAATCAAGGAGAAGCTAGTAAGAAAGATAATATTGCATTCCGTGCTAAGTTGTTCTTCTACTCTGTACCTAAGTATGAATATACTTTTGTAAAGAATGAGGACACAGGAGTAGTAGAAAAACAAATATCTCCAGTATTGGACGATGTGTTTGGTTTACCTGTTACTGAACCTTTCAATGAAGTATGGAATAAGATTATGGAGAATATGTGGAATATTGATAAATATGAAGATATTGTCAATACTGCCGCACGTTTAGCCGAAACCGATCCATTCTTCTACGCTCTACATGAGATACTTACATCAGAAGAGACCCCTATAGATGAGAATACCAAGACTCAACTTGAAGTTACTATTAAGAGTGCTAAGATTTAGATGAATACTATCAATGTAAAATCTGATGCTCCTAATATTACTTATGATATGTCTGATGAACAAAGAGATTATGAAACTGCCGCTGCTCTTAAAAGATCTATTTGGGAAGTAATGGATAGTGATAATCTTAGAAAGATCAGAAGATTACCATCAAGATGGTCTAAAGCATTCTTTGCTTCAAATAATGTACTTACCGATGATGATGGTAAAAGGTATATTAATCCTAAATCAGTATCATATATAAGAGCTAGACGTGCAAACATAGATAAGACTGTAGCTAAAGTAAGAAAAGATAGAAGGAATCTACAAGATGGAGAACTGTTATTGCAACAAATGAAGAATGACTTCATTGAAATATGTAATGCTATTCAAATACCGTTTGATGAACTATCTTTAAATTACTTACTTGGACAAATTGCAGATACTAATCTTACTACTATACCGTAGCTTAATAAGTTTATTGCATTTTGGGATTCTAATTACCAGTTGGAGAATCAAGTAGGAGGCAAAGCTACTAAACAATTACAATCTTTCAACAAAGGTATTCTTGGAGATATTATGTTGTTAGGTAGTACTAAGGCTAGCTCTATTAAAAAGAGAGCTGGACAGGGTTCTGCTAGAACTATTGATAGAATATTTAACTATAGTTCTCCTACAGCATAGATCAATTTAATGGCAGTTGCTTATGGTAAGGTACATCCTTCTCCACAAGAGTTTAGTGTCACTGGAGCAGATGGAGCATTGGTATATCCTATCAGTGAAAACAACTATATGACTGATTAGATTCGTAATCTTAACTAGAATACTCATGGTAAGAGAGAACAAATACTAAGTACTCCTTATAGTAAGAGAAGTCTTATAGCTAATGCTAATGGGGTTAATTTTAAATTACATAACTTCTTAGCTCTAAACATAGGAGATACTAGTAGAGACTACTTTGGTATAACTCCTGTAGAAGACTACGTTGCTAAGCTTACCTTAACATTTAATAATCAAATGGTATTACCTACTATGTCTGATAAGAAAACATGGTATAGTATATCAGGATTACAGTTAGTTAGAGATTTCATTACATCTAGAGAATTGAATGAAGGAGATCTGAACTATTATGAGATGTTAGGTCAGGAAGTACCAGAAGATTTCTAGATGTTTATCAATGCCGATAGAAAGTTTAGTGAAAGTACTTTAAATATATTTGCTAACTATTGGTTAGATGAATTTGATGCTGTATTTGATTATTATGCTCATAAAGATTATGTAGCTAGTAATCCTACCTTGAGAGTGGATAACTATCACGGTAAGATTAAGAATGGTAAAATGGATGCATCCGGAAACGGTGGTAGATTCAGATACTTTAGTAGTTTAAGAGTTGGAGATAATGTTATTAATGTCAATGAAGATCTTGCTAACATTGAAGCAAACGGTTCAACTGAAGAAGTAATGAAATATCTGAAGGATTTAAAAGTTCTTATGTTTGAAAAAGAAAATGTAAATACTTTGGACGAATACAACCGTTCTGCACCTATATTTAATGCTCTTAATAATCTACTTGTAGGAGCTACAAATAGAGAATTAGCTAAGTTATTAGATAGAGGTATAGTTGGAATACGTAACGGACATTACTATAATAAGCTTGTTCCTTATAATATAATGTCTTACTATCGTAAAGGTATTAATAAACAGATGTATCCTTCTAATCTTAGTTACTTATTTGAAGAAGATGTTTTGTTCTCAGCAATCGGTTCTCATGTTGCAAATAGTGCATTGTCTATCATAGAGGTAGAGAAATGTTTTACTGGAGATCCTGCATATTATAAGTGGAAGAAGTTTAAAAAAGATATTACAGATGATGGTGGTAATATCATAGCTTCTTATGATGTTATATCAGGTAGAGACGTAGACAAGATCAAACGTTTGTCAGCTGTGCTATCTACTGGTACTAACCTAAGAACAATATGGGAAAATCCGGAAGAGAATAATACAAACATTAGTGTTCTTCATCTTAAAGATAATGAGATAGGATCTGAATATCATTCACAGTTATTGAATATATTTAGAAACTCTATTCTTAGAGACTTGCTTAGTCAGCAACATCCAGAATATAATGATAATCAGCTTATTGAGGCTTTGAGTACTAAAGAAAAAGAGGAAGAGTTCTATAATTCACTTGACGACGAACAAAAGAAATTTGTAGACTCTTACTCAAAGAATAGTGCTAATCCTTATGCTGATGGTTAGATTAACCAATCTGATGCAGCTGTTTATATTCGTCCAGCATTGTATCGTAAGATAATGAAAGCGTTAGGTCAGTGGTCTGATGCCATCGAGGAAGCTTATAATATAATGGAAGGTAATGATGAAAGCTGGATGAACGATCCTGTTAAGTATGCTAAAACTAGTGCTGCCCTTATTAATCCATTGAAAATGGTTTACTTTGGTGATCATAAAGATGATAAGCTTAATCTTAATATTCCAGTATTCGATAAGATGGCTATCTTCCCTATGTTCAAAGTACTTGCTAAGGCAGATAACAGATTATTATACGACCGCATGAACAATGAAGAGTTAGGTGTTATTGATATGCTTACTTTTGAATCAGCGGTTAAAGTAGGAGGTAGACAGAAGTATTAGACCTATAAGGACACTAGCAATAATACATTCAATACAGAAGACTTAATGAAGCCCTCTTATAATGTATTCCAGCAAGAAGGCAATCTTCCAGTATTCACATAGGATATAAGTAATCTTCGTTTACAGTTGAATACTGATCCTCACGAATACACAGATCGTTCCTTTGGTACACAGGCAGTTAAGATATGTCTTGGTAATCTAGTAGATGATCGTATATATGGAGAGAATAAAGGTAAGTCTATAACTGGTTCTGAACTTAAGAACCAAGTAATGGATGCTATCAATGCTCTATCCGTTAAGGGATCTAGCGAAGTAATTAAGAGATTCTATCGTAATGGTTCTATTGATAACAGACAGTTATCTGAATATCTTATTAGCCAAGCTGTATCTTCTGGAATGTCTAATGAAGTTATAGAAGGATTTAAACTAGATGCTAGTGGAGAATTTAAAGTTCCTTTGGCTGCTACAAGTTCTCGTAGATGGGTTGAAAGTAGATTAATATCTTATGTAAACAAACATGCTGTAGATCTCAATACTCCTGGTGGTTCAGCTGTACAGATGTCTTCTTTTGGTTTCAAAGCCACAGGTGCTAGAAAACAATCAGCATTAGGTTTTGCTATCAATGACGGTAAGAAACTACGTTTCCTGAATGAAGATGGTAGTATGGACGTAGTTCTAAGTACTAACTTCTTTAGACATATAGTACCGAAAGAGTTTCAAGGTAGCTATGGTCAAATGAGAAAATGGTTATTGGAGAAAGGTATTATCGGTACTTCATCTACACCTGTAGGAGTTGGTTACCGTATTCCTACACAGGGTTTGTCTTCTACATTTAGTTTTAAAGTAGTAGACGTACTTCCTGATAGAATTGGTGATACTGTAATTGTACCAGATGAGTTTACTGCAATGACTGGTTCTGACTTTGACGTTGATAAACTGTATTTGGCTACTCTTAACTATGACGAGAATGGTAAGATAATACAGTATGAAGTTGATGAGAACGGTGTAGAATTACCAGCATCTAAACAGAGTCAAAAAGCTCTTACTAATAGAATTATTCAGAATTACCAGATAGCTGTATCTGATAATAAGAATATGGCAGAAACTAGAGCTTCTATTGATACTCTTACTAAATTATTACAGAATGATATTCTTCCTTTAATTCAACCTTCTGTTAAGAAAGAAGCATTACCTATGTATGAATTGCTTCCATCTTTCCAGTTAGCACGTAAAGAAGAATATACTGGTGGTAAAGCTGGTATCGCTCCATTCGCTTTGAATTCTACTAATCACTGTTTAACTCAACTAGTACATCTTAATATGGCTTACTCTAATGGTAATCCTTATGGACTCGGCTAGTTAGACGAAATCAGAGGTAAAGACGGATTTAGAATACTTGACTGGTTATCTGCCATGATCAATGCTCATGTAGACGTTGCTAAAGATCCTTACATTATGACACTGAATGTTAATCAGATTACTTATAACATGACTAACTTATTGTTACGTGGTGGTATGGGTAAAAGTGCATTCTACTTCTTAGCACAACCTGTACTTAAGAAGTTCGCTAATGCCATGATTGCTAACAAAGGTGTTTATGGTGTAGATACTGTTACTGAGAATCAAATAGTAGCTTCCTTGTATAAAGAATACGGTACTAAACTTAGAAATGCTATTTCTAATCTATCTACTAATAAGTCTCAATGGGAAGAAATCTATAATGGTTTTGCTGATGAAGTAGGACTTGATAAGATTACAACTAATAGCAACGAAAGAGCTATTGACAGAAGTATGACCTTTGATGATAATAGACTCATACATTCTTTGTAGAGTAAAAATGAAGGCAGTGTTGCTTCTATGTATCAATAGTTATTGGTTCTTAAGGCTTATAAAGAACTATCTAACGATGCTCAGACTCTTAGTGAATTAGTACATCGTTCATAGATTGATACTAAGAAATTCGGTAATACTTTAGCTCAATAGATGAACTTTAGAAACTCTTATGAGACATTCATCACTGATAAAGGTGAGATGTTTACTATTAGAGGAGTAGACTTCGATTAGAATAATCCTCAAGCTGCTTTACGTACATACTTTGGTTAGACATTCTTAAGTACTAAATTACATCATGGTACGTCTCTTCCAAGAAAAATACTAAAGACTCAGGTGTTCCCAGCTACTCAAGTATATTAGAATATATTTACATCTGCTATGGGTATATTTGGAGAAGCTAAGACAGTAACTTATTCTAATGGTACAGAAGCTATAGCCTATAAGCATGTAGGAGATAAGAAATTCGTTAATCAGTTTGCTCAGTATATAGATTCTATAATAAGAGCTAGATTAACTAGGTCTCTTCCTGCACTTAGTGCTACAGATTCAGAATTGGTAGAGATGTTATATGGAAGTAATAGTATGTGCAAGAGGTTAACTGGTATCAAACAGTACATACTTGAAAACAAGAACAACTTTCCATCGTTGATCAACCAAGATGGTACTATTAAAAATGAATTACTTAACTACTTACAGGAGTACCCTGGTGACGGTAATGTACAGATCGTAGATAGAATTGTATTGTCTGATTCTTCATTGAATAATGACTTTGATACAGAGAATCAATTAGTATCTGCATTTGCAGAACTATTAGAATCAGAAGATGAAGCTATAAGAGACTTTGCTAATGATTTAGCTAAGTATGCTTATCTTACTTCTTATGATGAAACTGGTCCGAATTCATTCTTCAATCTTGTACCTATTGACTGGAAGATATAGAACGGTTATACTTCTGTTATAAAAGAAGGTCTTACTCAATTTAGAACTTCTTCTAATAAAGTAGCCTATGATCTAATTGCACAAGAAAATGATAACGCAGAAGCTCTGTACTTCCCTTCTATAAATATAGCAATTGCTAGAAATATGTGGTGGGATGATTAGGTAGTTACTCCATATTCTTTACAATTAGAGAAAGGAGATAAGATATTATCTCGTTCTAACTATACTGTCAATGGTAAATTAACTCTCAAAACAGACTTATTTGGTTCTAGTCTTACTAGAGGCAAAGAGTTTATTAAAGTAGTTAATGGTTCAGGAAATGCTAAGACTACAGAACTCTATAGATTAGTAGGTACTACCCAATATATTAATGAAGAGGGAGAACCAATTGCTAGAGGTACTAAGTATATCTATCAAAGAATACCTAAACTTGGTATTAATGATAATGGATTCAAAGTAATGGAATTCCAAAAAGATAGTTTGGAACCATCTGCATTCCCAGAGAATTCCTTTAATGAGAAATCATTACTTACAGAAGGTTAGATAGAAGCTCAAGCTTTAACTACTCTCCGTAAGCCAAAGGATGCAAATGTTACTATTAAATTTATGCCTACTAATGTAAACTCTATTAAAGTAAGGTTACAATAGGATGCTAAAGAGATAGCCGGAATAGAAGATGGTAATCCAGTAATTAGTAATGTTGTAGATGTCACTGATGCTAGTGAAGTAGTACAATCTAATGAAGAATTCATTACAGACGAAATGATGCAAGAAGCTAATGAGTTTGTATATGATACATTCCAAGAACAATTTGATCCTATTGATGCTATGATGGATGTAGTACAAGAACTTCAAGAGGTATAGGATGTTGGTAATCTCACAGAGATGTTTGATCAACAAGTTGAAACTGATATATTCAGTGAAATAATGCTAGAAGAAGATGCTCAAGATATGGGTGCATTAGTAGAATTAGGTAAGAAACGTAAAAAAGAATGTGAATAATGCAGTGTTTAAATATAAAAGATAAAAAGGTTAAAGCAGCCCTTGATGAAGTGGCTCAAGTGTTGGGTGAGGACGCTGCTTATTACGTAATATCTGAGAATAATGGTTATGCTATAGACTAGGCTCCTAACGGGGCTTAGTCTAAGCTATTTTCAGATCTTCTAGATTATTACGAAGGTGATAGAACGCAGGCTATCATCCATAAAGCTAATACATTTAAAGACGAATTTAGAGAGTGGTTTAGAAATTATACTAATCGTTCAGCTAATGAAGTTTTAGATTATCATAGAGAAGCTGTAGATTTTTTATTTGATATAAATCCGAAACTTCAGGAAGTCGGTACTAAAGAAGAATACTCTTCATATATCAGTGAAATATTTCCAGAATCCAAAGTAACCGATATATATTGGCATGGTACGAATTCTGATTTTACAGACGGTTTAAATACAGCTAATAGAGAAAAGGGTTCAGGAGCTCCAGAAACTGGTTCAGAGATGTATTTTAACAGACAACCTTGGGCGTCGCTTCAGTATATTTCTGGAGTAAATAGGAGCATCTCAGATAATGAAGGTTTTAATAACTGGGTTAAACTGTGGTGGGAATTAAAAGAAGCTCTCGGTAACGGTAGAATGGAATCTAATGAATGGAAAAATGAAATAATAGGACCAAATACCAGACAACAGTCTCCTAACAAAAAAGGAATATTCAATAGAGACAAAGGCGGAAATAATGGTAAATATTTATCTGAAAGAAAAGCTAGATACGGGTATGAACATAAAACAGATAAGGAATTCTTTGAGGAAGTATTTGATATAAGATACGGTAAGGAAACATTTAATGACTGGATTGCTAGAAAAAGTGAAGAATTCAAATCTATTTGGAATAGCAGATAGGTGAAAAAAGGAATTGTTCCAGCCGTATTAAACGTTAAGAATCCAATAGTGGAAACTGGACAAAATACATACTATGAAGAACAAAGAGGATTATTTACCAAAGCAAAACAACAAAATAATGACGCCATTCTTTCAAACTCAGCAAATAACGAATTTGGATCAGATGTAGCTATTATATTTCATCCTAAGAATAACGTTCATTTTCTTGGTACTATTAGTGATGTAAGACAATTTAAAGATTGGAAAAAGAATAAAGGTAATTCAAGTAATCAATTATCTAAAGTAATAGATGAAAATGGAGAATATATATTTTCTCAATATTCTCAATAGTATGGACAGGCTGAGTTTACTCGTACTACTCAAGAGAATGCTAATAGTATTGAAGAAAAAGTAAATAACTTTAATAAGTATTAGTTCAATACCCAAGAGGAATTAGATTCTAGACTTAAATCTATTAGAAAAAATCTTGAAAAAGGTTTACAATCTAGATTAAGCGCTTTAGATGAAACAGATAGTTACTAGAGAAATGAAATTAGAGAACATATAAAGTATCAGATTAAGAATCTATAGAATGACATTATCAGTGATATAGATATAATTACTAATTTTACTAAAGAATTAGTAAGTGATGTTAAAACTATAGCTAAAGAAGTAGTTGATGCATATAACGGTAGAGTAAATGCTCTTACTGATGAAAGATTAGTATCTCTTAACAAGAATTATTTTGGTTTTTATTGCAAGTATGCAAATGAAGTTTACAATTCTTTAGTTAATTTATCTGAATATTAGGAAATAATTGGTAAACCAGAATATAATTCTTTGTTAAAATAGCTTGAATTATGTAAACAAATACTTGATGCTTGTTCTGATCACGTAAAAAGAATGTAGGTAGAGAATGCTAGACGTCTTATGTTGGACAATGGAATTAAGGCTAATTCTCCTACTATCTATAATTACTTAGTGGAACAAAGTAAGGAAACAAATAATGATATATCTTTCTTAACAAGATGGTTAGGTGCTGGCGATAAAATCAATGATGATGCAGTAAAATCCTTATACAAAATACTTCAGGATACAGAAAATAAGATTAATAGTAACACATTTAATAAAGCTTAGGACTTACTTAGGCTGTTAAAGGATGCTAATAATAATCAAAAAGCTTTGTTTGAAGTAGATGAAAACGGACAAACCACTGGTTACATCGTTAGAGATAGAAACTATGGAAGATTCTAGAATGACTATAATAACTTTTTAAAGTAGTTAAGAACAGATTTAGGATTACATCCTGGTGACCTTACTTCTCCAGAGAATAGAAGCGTTAGAATAGAGTATAATCGTAGAAAGAATGAATGGCTATCTAATCACTGTGAGCGTAAGTATACCAAGGAGTACTATGAAGCATTCTATCAATTGAGTGATGAAGCAGCTAATGCTAGAGAATTGGTTACTACTAAAATCAGAGATATCTCAAGTAAGTACAGAGATATAGATGGAATCGTACACTATGAAAAGTTTACTGATGAAGAATGGAATCAATTACAAGAGCTATTCTTAGAGAAGAAATAGCTATCTAGTAAGTATGACATCTATGGAAATGAAAAACCTCTAGGAAGTGTAGAGAGAGCTATTGCTGATGAACTATCAGAATTAAATGACAAGCTGGCTAAAGGTCTTAAGATGAAGACCAATATGCAAAAGTTTGAAGAAGTACGTAAAGAAAAAGAAGCTACTCTAAGTCCTAAAGAATATCAAAAATGGATAGATAGAAATACTAGAACTGTTTATTCACAAGAGTTTTATGAACTATTATCAAAGATAGATAGAACTGATTATGGTGAGGCATATGAAGAATTAAACCGTCAAAAAAGGGGTATACTTAATACTTTCAGAGACGATAAATCTGGAGAGATAAATGTTAATCTCATGCCTAACTCTACTATCAACCTACTTAATAGAATAGATTTAAAGTTACGTCAAATTAGAAAGTCTAAAAAGAGACCAAAGAAAGAAGGTCTTAAGTTTGATGATATAGCTAAGACTGTTCCAACAGAGTAGTATAGAAGAGACTATAGTGCCGCTGCTATTGCAGATCAAGATAATCCTGGTTCTTTGTAGCTATTTGAATTACAACATACTTATATAGATGCTCAAGGTAGAACAGTACCTAAATCTTATTATACTAAAATAGTTCCTAAAGATTCTAAGTATATATCAATAGAACCTTCTATGAACTTTACTGAGTTATCAGAAGAATCTCCTTTCTATAATAAGAAATTCGATAGAAAGAATGAGGAGTACTATCAACCAAAAGTATCTATATATGATAACAGTAAAGCATTTAAAGCTATTACCAGTGATCCTAAACTAAATGCTCTTAGAAAAGCTTTAATCAATACTATGGCTGAGTCTAATAGTAAGTTAGATAATCTTCATGGTTTGAATAAATACAAGCTCCCATAGATATCTGGATCTATGTATAAATTCTTGAAAGCTCATAACTATAATCCTCTTACTGGTATAGGTAGTTATTTACGTGATGCTATATCTGTTAAAGGGGACGATGTAGGTATTCAGAAATCTGTTAAGACTGCTCCTGATGGTACTTCTTTAGCTATGATTCCTCAATACTTCATTAAAGACTTAGATAACCCAGCTACTATATCAGCTGATATGGTTGGTTCTGTTATCCAGTATTTTAAGATGGCTGAGAACTATAAATAGAAGAGTGCCATTAAAGCTAAGGTAGAGAATATTAAAGCATTCTTAGGATAGAGAGCTTATACTGGTTCTATGAATGGTGTAGTTGCTAGCGTTAAAAGATTCTTTAAATAGAAAATTCAACCTAAAGAGGGTAAAGAAACTAATATATATAAGTTTGCAGAGAAGTTCATTAATATGAATGTTTATGATGTTAAGCTTAACTCTATTACTTTTTCAATTAAAGATAGAGAGTATAACATATCTAAACTTCTTAATATGCTTCGTGCATTTGGTACTCTTCGAAATCTAGGTTTGAATTATGCATGTGCCTTTACTGGTTTCTTTACTGCATTACATTCTCATTTAGTTAATGTCATCACAGGAAGGTTTTATGACTTTGAGGATGCTGTTAATGGATTTAAGGACATGATATATGACACCTTTAGATATGGTATCAATGCAGGTAATAGGAATTATAAGAGTCAACAAATGGCATTGATGGATTACTTTGAAGTAGGATCTACTACTGAGAGTTTATATAGACGTACTAATATTAACAGAGCTCTTAATGTATTACAGAATGAGTGGGCATTCCATGCTTACACTGCCTCTGATTACTTTATTAAGGGACAAATTTTAAATTCTGTTATGTACAACTATAGAAATGTAAACGGTTAGTTCATGTCAAAAGAAGATTATTTTACTAAATATGGTAGAACTGAAGAAACTAAAGATAACTGGAAAAGGTTAACTTCATTTAAAGGCTCTATCAAGTTCGTAGGTGGTAGAATAGTAGCTATTAATCCTAAAGATTAGAAAGCTGTAGATGCTATCAAGCATACTATTGGTAATACAGCTAAGAATTTAGCTGGATCTGCTGATGGTTAGCTTACTCCATTGTAGAAAGCATAGTTTACTACTAATATATTTGGAGCTATGTGTATGATGCATAGACAATATATCCCTATTATTATGTAGGAAAGATGGACTATGGAAAAACAATGGGACTATACTTCTTAGAGATATGTAGAAGGACTTCTTCGTACTCCTCTCAGAGTATTTGGATAGATCTATAAAGATAGAAAAAATATTAATGTTATGAGTGAATTGTTCAATAAACTAGTCCTTAATAAAGGATTTGAAGATGAACTTACTCGCACTAATATGAAAAAGCTCAAAATAGAATTGCCTCTTATATTAGGTATGTGGCCATTTATTTCCTATATAGTAGGACAAGCTGCAGATAAAGATAAGAAGAATAAATTACTTAACTTATTTGCATATGTAATGGCTCGTACTTCATTTGAATCTGGAGCTCCATATAACCTAGTAGATATATATGGTACAATCAAAACTCCTACTCCTCTATATAGTCTTATAGATAACTTTGGTTCTATTATTAGCTATCCAGCTGATTTAATCTAGGGAGCTATTAGAGATGATGTTAAACCTAATAAGAAAATTACTAGAGGTGCTTATAAAGGTAGTACTAAATTTGAAAAAGCTCTATGGCAATCTACTCCGTTTAAGAATGTCAAAGAACTTAATGATATACCTAGTAAGCGTAGATATTATGAAAAATAGATTGCAGGTGATTAAAAAAGTAAAGCCAGGTTGTTCAAGCCTGGCTTTTTTGTTGTTCAATGTTACATATATAAACATTCATAAAATGAATTGTCTAAATAGTTTTTCCAAGTGATACAAACTTTCATATAGAAATCATTAGTTAGTAACATATTACTAACTGAATTTATTCTATCAAAAAGTAAGATAGCTTCTTCCTCTGTTAGGGTAAAAACATATGCATACCGTTTTGTATCTTTATAATCAATAATTCTACAATTATAGAAAAATCGATTGTATGTGAGCTCTTGTATTATATACTGATCATATAGATTAGAATATATTATTCCAATACTTTTGCTATTTACAACTGTTACATCTATAAATTTTTCAGTATTAAATACATCTGGATTTAAATCAAAAATGGCTGCATAATACCGCAGCCATTTGTTATATTTGCTAAAATCCATTATACCATAGACATTTCAAAAGGGTGTATCTCTTCTACTTCCATGATAGCTTCTTCATGATCTGTGATCACGCAACTATCTAGCATAATTGACAACAACACTTCTTCTTCTGTCTTTGGGTTATAGTTCTTCAATTCCTTCATTAGTATAATACTCTATGGTATGATCCCAATCGTTTGAATTGATATGATATGATATTCTTTGTAAAGCGTCAGATATTACATTTTTACGATTTAGTAATTCATCCTCGTTAAACATGTTAAATACTCTCACTTCATTGTTTCCATTTGTCTGAATAGCGATTATATATACTTCCAAATCATAATCATCTACATTAAGATTTAGTTCATTAAGCATATACCAAGTAATAGCACAAATGTAAAAAGCTATTTGCCTGTAATAATCGAATTCCTCTACAGAATGTTTAAAGTTATAAACATCACTTGTAGTTTTAAGGTCTATCAAAATGATTTTCTTATTAACATGGTCAAACATTACTCTATCAAGTAATGACTTACAAGGTATTCCCTTATAATCCCAATTAATATGAAATTCATTATGACATTCATATGTAGTAGGAACATCAAATAACAACTTATTAGCTGCAACATGTTCCTCAAGATTAGTCTTAATCTGTTTTAGCATAGTAAGATCAGAAAAGGAAATTATCTTTTTCTTATCACCTATTTCTAAATACTTTATGTACTTTCCATAGTTTTCTACTATACTTTTTGCCTCAGTTAACTTCTGTTCATCTGACTTCTTATTATTATAAGCAAAGTTATATGCTGATAATAATATACTCTCCTCTGATTCAAGAGGATTTGTCAGTTTGTAATTATAATACTTTTCACATAGGTCTTTCTGTTGTTTTACTCTTGGCACTTCGAAATCTAATATCTCGTAGTCTTTCCAAAACTCTTCTGGTTGAAGAATATATTCATGTATCATAGTACCTTTCTCAAGATACTTTCCACTAATACCTTCTTCTTTTCCATCAAGCATATCACGTAGATATCTTGGTCCTTTTTTCAAGAACCATCCGATAGCTGAATTAGATATACGAGTATTATCTTCATAGTACGGTATATCAATTTTCATTTTTCTCATTATCTAAAACAAAGCTTTTAAATTCTTCGAGTTCTTTGATGCCTTTCTTAGCATTCTGTATTTCTTTATAATACATAAATGCTCTAGTTACATCTCCACATTCAAGACAATTCCATATTGTGTCTTTACTTCTGTTTATAGATTCTTCTCGAAGAATGATCATAGATTCTACTTCATTCTTTACTTTACGAATTAAGAGAAGTTCATCAATCTTCTCCTTCGCTTTCTTCACTATCTTCTGTATCAGGTTCATCTTCTATCTCCTCTCCAGTTACTGGTAATTCTACTTCATCTTCTTCAGACGTCATTCCAAGGTATTCTTTTTGAAGTGCAAAAAATTCTTTTACTTCATCTATACCTATATTATTTCCTTTTAACGCACTAAATGTCTTAAAAGAATCAATAAGTATAGCTAAATATTCTTTGTTTATTTCAATCTTATCACTAGGTGTCATTACTTCTATCTCTATAGGTTTCCAACCTTTTTTGCGATTATACATATCATTTAACATAGAACAGTTAAATGCTTTATTCTCTTCTTTAGAAGGTCCATCATGCCAATGTCCATATAAGTAAATAGAATTATTAGTTTTAGTTTTACCTAACCAATATTCTAATGACGTATTTTTATATGGATTATCATGAGTAATAAACACATCTACATCTCTGGCAGATACATAATAATCAGCATCATCTTCTGCTTCAAAAGCCCATCTACCTTCCTGAAAAGGTATAGGATTTATAAATGGACATCCATAGAACTTAATCTCATTATATGTATACTCTTCATTTATTAGTATTACTAATTTACCATTAGTACGTACTGATAAATCTTGTTTGAGTTCGCTAAGATAACCTTTTTTATAGGCATCTTCTAGAAAGAAATCATGATTACCTGGAGTAATAATAACTTTATCACATGGTTGTCGGTTAACCCAACTAGCAAATCTATTATACCACCATTTACGAGATGCATCTAAAGCTCGTTGATCATTTAAACCAACTATATCTCCGCAGATACACAATACATCGCATACAGGAGTATCGATAAACTCACCATGTATATCGCTTATTCCACATATTTTCATAATAGAAAATTAAAGGCAGGATTTCTCCTGCCTATTTTTAGCAATCGCAAGGCGTGTAATCGTCTTCGTCATCATCGTCATCTTCATCAAAATTGATAGTAGTTATCTCACTATCCGATTCTGAATCATCTTCAGAATGTTTTCCGTTCTTATTAACAATGTTCATATCCTTCAAAATATCTTTGTTAGACAATTCGGAGAACATCAACTTTTCATCAATAAATGACAGAATGTTATCAATAGATAACAAGTTGAAGTTGCTTACAACAAAATCATAAGTTTCTTCAATATCATTCTCAGCAATACCCTTATCTTTCAGGATTTCCTTCAAGAAACGAGCATTATCGTTTGCTTCAAAATGACGGTTATAACGTACACGAGAACAGCGATCTTTCAAATAACTATTTACTCTGTCTTCATTATTACATGTAAACAGAACAAGTTTCTTTGCATTAGTCTGCACACCATCTAACCATCCTAACAAGTCTTCCGTATCCCAATGCTTGTCTACCTCATCAAAGATGACAGCAACCGGATGAGAGAACTTACAGAAAAAGTCATTAATCTTACTTGTAGGGAAATCCTCATTTACTACAATGACAGGAAGACCCGAATTTCGTGCAATTACTTTTGCCATAACAGTTTTGCCAGTGCCCTTGATACCACTGAGCATTACACCAGTAGAAAGTTTACTGGTCTTTTCAAAATAAGTATTGACACGATGAATAAATGTCTTATCATCTTCTGTTAAATACACTTTTGAAGGCAAGTTTAGTGATCCATCTTTTTCAAAGTACGACATACCTTCGTAGCGATTGTACTTCAAATTATACACTTTCCCGTTGATCAAATCATAATCAAGACCGGTGGGTTTAGTCACTATTTTATTACCTAATTTTATAAATTCTGACATAATCTGTTATTTTTTAGTTTTTAATTCGTCGATCATAGCATCGACTTGTTTTTGGTTACGAACTAAGTATAACTTATAGTTCGCTTTACTCTGCATTAGAGTATATTTGAAAATCTTCCAGCGCAATGGGAATGAATCTCCCATGAGTCCTTTACATTCTATTATAAAGTCCTTGCCTACGAAGTCAGGTAAATAAGTCATAGCTCTTACCTTTTCTTCGTTATACTCAAATTTGGGTATTAACTCAAAGTGAGTTGACTCATATTCAGCTGGAATCTTAGCTTCTTTCAGTTTTTTGTAAGTATAAGTTTCAAGTTTACTTCGGAACTTTATACCATCGTAGACATTAGGTGTAGCATTTTTTACTCTACCTTTTGTCTATTTCTTTTTATTTCGTTTTGCAACCATTCTTTTATAGTTTCAAATCCATTTTGTTTTACAGCATCAGAGATATCTTTTGCCTCAAACTTTTTATGCATAAACATTGCCTCTAAGCCTGTTTTAAGGCTCACCTTACGACTATATTTAACTCCAGCTACATCTCTATCAAAGAGTATAATAATGCGCTTAAAACGCTTCTTAAGGTCTTCTAGGATGTCATCTGGTATGAATGTACTTTCTGATGATGGAGATATTGCTGGTATTCCCATCTCATATAGACACATCACATCTTTTAAACTCTTAGTAATAAAGAGTATGTCACCTTTCTTAGGTAATTGCTTAAAGCCCTGTATATCATACTCAGTTAGATTGTTTCTCCACTTTGTATATTTATCTCCTAATGGTCTATAGATTTTAAAGTTATTATAAACTTTATAAGCATACATAGGATTATCATTCTTATATATACCTTTCACTATACCATTACATAGATAATACTTAATACTACTTACATCATACTTCTTTAGTGTGGATAGAGAAATATGAAACTGAGACCAATAATTGGTATCGACTGAAGTAAAATTCTGTCTTACTACACCAATTACTGTCTCAGAAGAAGGTATGTATTGCTTTGAGCTATCGAGTTTAGTGTCTGGGGTAATCTTTAATTGATTTACTATGTCACTTAGTATATCATTGTAATTAGTTATACCTTTAAGTAAAGATACAAACTTAACTACATTACCACATTCACCATTACCATGATCCTTGAACAAAAGTTGTCTTGTTCGCTTACTATAGTAGATTCCAAAAGAAGGGTTTTTATCCTTCCGAAAGGGACTATTATAGATAGCTCCAACCTTAAACTGCCCAAGGTAGTGAGCATATATGTCGTATTCGGTTACTTTAGATAATATATAATCCAAAGTAATAGTTGTGGGTAGTTTTACCCTTCTTTTATCATACATACTTTGTACGATTGGTTAGTTGCGGACATAGGATTCGAACCTCGTCTCTAGATTATGAGTCTAGTGAGCTACCATTGCTCCACCTCCGCAGTGTATCCTATAGCACTTACTATAGGATAATATTTATTAAAATTAGTAAATTCAGTGAACTATCTCCTAGTTATCTTTTTCAGTTTCTGTTTGCAGAAATATCTGGTTGTATAGAAAAGCACTAGTACTATATTTTACTCATATTGGTCCAAATAACTTATGAACCTCAAGCAACATTCAACCCGGCAAAATCTATAGTGCAAATATTAAGAGACAGAAAAATCTTCCTATGCTCCATAACACGGAAGCTATTCTTCCCCTAACTGACAAAATTGATTGATATCTTGTAGGACTCAAACCTACCATTTAAATAATGATTTTACATTTCATCACTATGTGGGATATCACATAGCTGCTGTTCATCGCATATCAATATCATTCAACTTTGAATAACTGTTCAATTTCTTTTATTTTTGCATCTGCTGACTCTTTAGTCAAACATTGTCCGTTATTAATGACTATGTTTTCTTTAGTCTGTTCTAGTTTCATTGGTACTGAATGTCCCATTCCAAAGCCATTCTTATAATGACCTTTCTGATGAGCAAACATAAAATACCTAAAAAACCAGGGACTAATACCATTTAATATTAGACCTTTATTTAACGCATCTTCATGTCGTTTAAGACATACTTCTAGTTGATAGTGTACACCATTTTCTTCTCGAAACCTTCCACTTGGATCATCAGTAGAATCGCAAGCCCATACTGCAACACGATAGCCCATTGCCTCTAGCATGTCTACTATCTGTATAGCTGTATAAGCTTTATTGATCATAGCACTTGCTCCGACACAACAATTCTCTGATATAACTACATATACATTAACTAAACGTCCACTTCCGATTCCGTATGTTTTGACTCGTTTTCGCATTGCTGGAAAGCCTTCAAGAAGTCTATCATAGTTTAAGTCATCTCCATCAAATTCATCATAAACATACTTACGAGAAGAGCCTCCTAGACTAATGTCTATTTCAATCTCTTTGAGATTATCAAGACCCTTCTGATAATTATATTTACTTCTCAAAATTTCTTCAAGTCCTAGACCTCTAAAACGTTCGTCATCTTCTTTTAAATGATATTTACAGTCATTAATATTCCCATCCTCTGTAGGATTAAGAGCATCAGTGTAAAAATCGTGTATGTTGTCATACACATATGTTAAGTCTTTCATGATTAAGCTGCTTGTTGTCTTCCTCTTATCCTTTGTTGCATTTCTAAAACTCGAGTGATAATATCTGAACCTGAGGGTATCCACGAAGGTCTATCTTCAGGTTTACTATGTCTTTCCATTTCTCTCTTCTCTTCCTTTAGCCATTCTTCGAGCTGTTTCTTCTCGTTTTCAGACCAATTAACAATTAGGCGTTCTGCCCAATCTTGGAAGTGATGATACTTAAGATTATGACCCGCTTGGATCATACGAGTAGAAAGCACTTTACGTACACTCGTCTTCGCAACAAATTTACGAAGTAAGTTTACATAAGCAACAACTTCATCATCATACTGACTTTCGTATTTTGCAGAGTACGTAACTTCCACAATACCGCCTACAAAACGGTCTATGGTCGACGCATCTAACTGGTTATTTGCTACATATTGACGATCGCATCCAAAACCAAAAGTATTACTAGTAGCTATAATAATACACTTTGGATGCCGATGAACTAAGCCCGTAGTAGTCTCAATTTCATCATTAGCTAACGCAGCATTCAAGATCTGGGCAACTGCCGGATCTAATGCGGTTATCTCGTCAATCAATATAATAGATGGTTTAGCGTAAAACTCCCCAAAACGAGTAGCTTCACGAGTCGGATACTTATAACCAATAAACTCGGTAGCCGACGTACCAATACCACAAGAAATACAAAGATATGGAAGATCCATATCCTCTGCAACATTTCTTGCCATTGTACTCTTTCCGCAACCTGCGGGGCCTACCATCCATATATTCTTTATACCGGCCTCTATAGTCCTACGTAACTTTTCATCCGGCTCAAGACTAGTGAAGTTGAATCCTAACTGTTTGCTAGTCTCTAGAAACTTTAGTCTCTCTGCTTCTTTACTTTGTCTATCATAGGCATCAAGTAATTCTCCAATCTTTTTCTCCTTCATCTTAGGAGTGAGACTGTTAATTATCTTAATTCCTGTCATAGAGGTTTTATATTCATTACCTAGATAGTCAACAAAAACAAATTTGCCATAGGAATCTTTAAGCATATAAAGATCCTTTCGTTGATTCAATCTTTTCTTCTTCCCGTCTTCTTTGATAGTAGTAGAAATGGCAGCATAAATTACTTGACCCTCCTTGAGTTCGTCTCGCTTTATGTTCTGTCCATCAACCGTATTGATACCATTAAATGTGTATCTAGGGTCTACTATATCAATATCTTTGTTGAAAAAATGTTTATTAATAAATTTTGACAATCGCATTTTTAAATTGATTTTAGTAAAACAAAAAGGGTAGCTTTTGCTACCCTTAAATCTTTTTAAAACGTGCAACAGAGATCTTTCCTTTTATCAAAAAGGGTAGCTTTTGCTACATCTCCATTGCACGTATCCGCTACTTAAAGCCTAGCGTAGGCAACTGTTTATACTAATCTTAAAATGGCAATCCGTTCGGATCTGCATTATCAGAACTAGTACTTATACTAGTCAGATTAGCAACTGGTGTCTCTGTGTCAGCAACAACAGGTTTTGTGAAATTATCGATTCGCAATTCAGTAATGCTAGAAGTCTGTCCTTCGGGCAATACCATCGGTTCGATAAACGTATATCGTGCATAAGACGGAAGAGTAGTATATCCCTTATCATTATATACAATCTTCACTCTCAATTTCTTAGATTTATCAGCATTATTCAAATAGTTTACTACTTCTTGAGAAAATTCTTCAAAGCTAGTTCCATTGAATACAAGCTGCTCATCACTATACCAACACAACAGAATTTGCATCATACGGGAGAACTGAGTATCCTCTTTCTTCTGCAATGCGCTATCATCCATACCTTCAAATTTGGTAGGTTTCCACTCTGTTTGGGTAAGTGTTGCACCGTTTTTTTCGAAAACGATTTCAAGAAACTTCAATCCTGTAGGAGATTCAGCTGCTCTTGCACTTTTCAAAGTTACATTTTCGTGAATACCTGCGGGAATAAATTTTACATCATTCTTTACTATCTGTTGTGCTCTTTCTTTACTATACATATCTTATAATCTTTTTACTCTGGTAAATAAATCTTATCCCAATGAGTTGTTATCTCATTGTTCTCATTACTCTCTGCTATAACAATCTTTTGTCCTCGTAGATGTGGTGCTCGTGCTTCTCTCACAGAGTTATCTCCTCCTTCAAAAGAGATAATAGTTTCGTTTTTCTTTCGATAAACGTAACCTACAGCATCAGCTTCACCACAAACAATATCTCCTAGTCTTCCGACTAAGTCTATTGCCATCTCTGTTAGTTCTTCACCTTCTTTATTGATCATCTTATCTTTAGTATGACCAATTAAAATGAAGTTCTCACAGAGATCCTTAAACATAAATATAACCTTTTTAACTGCTTCTCGAATATATAAGTAACCAGATCCGTTAGGGAGCTGTCTTACATCTTCACCTTTAAAAGCCTTACCCATTGGAGTTTGGCGGTACAGAGTGGCTGCATAAGGTAAACAGATCTCTTCTAAGCGTGTCGCATTATCAATTGCAATATACTTATAAGGTTTCTGTCCTGTTTCATTTATCTTCTTACGTATTTGATTTGCGATTTCTCCTAAATCATTTACGCTACGAGCTTGAATAGAGAGTGCTTCCAAGAATTCGGAACCACCCTCTAAGTCAACAATCAAACAATTGTCTAGTTGTGAAAGTAATGTAGTTTTACCAGATTTTGGTTTGCCAAACAGTATTAGAAATCTGGGATTCTGTACTTTTGGTTTATTTTTAACAGTTGGTAGTACTAACATACAAAAATAGGTTTGCTACTTTATATGATATGATAGTATCTGATAAAATTTGAAAGAGTCTGATATTATAAAGTAAAAATTAGAGACTTAAATTGGCATTAAGCTCAGCATTAATCTCAGTACTATTATTTACCATAATAATAATGTTATTAATGACAGTCTTTTCTTCTTTCGGCAAACTACGATAGTAGCCGGCGAAGTTGTTTTTCGGGATAAGCTTATAGCCTACCTGGATGAAATTAGCATACTCACGTACGGGAGTTCCATCTTCAAGACGGAAATCATACAGAGGTGCATAATCACGCTGTGTCTTAGCATAATCGTCAAGACGTTTCATAGCTAGCTCAAACTGAGTTGCCATGTTATAATTTTCTTCCCGTTCAAACGGACAATAACGACATTTCGCATATTTTGCTGCGTCGCAACGAGAAAAGTAATCACGACCGAAACGAATCTTATTGTTCGGTCCAATATACTGATAACTAAACGGACTTTCTTTGGTGTCAATACCGTCGATTGTGAGTTCTGGATAAGCCATGACTAGACGTTTCAAAAGATAATTCTTATACTCGCCTTTGGGGTCACACTTAATATTCGGGGTTGTTATCGTAAATGCTTTCATATTCAGCCTATTTTTTTATTGTTGTTAAATACTACTTTTTGCTGCTCAGTAGTATCCCTGTTAACTTCTTTCAGTTTCCCATACTTAAGTTCGTTATCAAACTCTAATATACAAGGTTCTCCTCCATCTCTTACTTTTAAGAAATGTAGATATACCTTATTTTTTACAGGTAAGCGATTGATGCCGTAACTCGTAATATTGAGTAACTCTGGTCGTGATAATGCTACCACGAAGTCGCTAGCTTGGAAAATTGCATCTGAAGCAGCTAAATCACTACGCAACGGAAAGTGCATAGATGGATTGTTTATTCGATCAGGTAATTCAATATTTCGATTCATCTGTGAAATCTGTATAATACTCGTATTAGAAAGTTTCTTTTTACGAATAAACATCTTCTGTAAATCTACTATTGTTCCACGTTCCGTATCTCCTTCAACCAATAATGCATGATCTAGGATTACAATTAGCCATTTACCTGCGGCTACTGTTTCGTGGAAATAATCTATAGTTTTTTCGATATTTGCGACATTGCTTGGAGTATCTACATAGTACACTTTGTACTGTTTCAATTTTTCAGCTTCTCTTTCAACTTCTTGATAAGTAAGCTCATCCATGCTGTCTTCCGCACTGTATATTTCTGCCGTAGTGCGATTCAATCGATTACTTAGCTTTCTACCAATTTGACGATAACTAAGCATCTCAAACGAAAAATTTAAGATTACAATTTCTTGATCTTTATTCAAATCAATTAAATCAGTTTCTAACGTATTTGTAAATGCTGATTTACCCGAACCTGAAGTACCTGCAATAGTTAGAATCATATTTGGTTCTAATCCACCACAGCATACTTTATTAAACTTAGACCATCCTGTTTTAAGAGGTACTATAGTTTTATCCTTTCTAGCTTTTATATAAGCTAAGGACTCATCCGTTACTTGCGAGATAGTCCTAAAAGGTAAGGTATTAAATGACTCCTGATCCATACGGCAAGTCCTCATTTATTGGGTTATCATTCATTTGCTCTTCGTAACACTCCCACTCATGTTGAGTGAGCCATTTCCACATAGTCTTCATATAACCCATTTTGCCTGTTCGCATCTTATCATCGATTTCATATCTTAAACAAGCCATAATATGATCATGCATTGCTTTAGATTTGCCGATAACACGGTTATATTCTTTTCTACATTTGTTTACATTTGCTCTTAGATAGCCTTTAGTGCCATCAGGTCTTGTAACATAAACCGGAAATACTTCATAGAACTGGTCAAACATACTCTCTTGATCTCTTTTAATAGAGAGAAGGAGCTGTTCTGAAGCACTATAAATTTTATTGTCGTCAGAAGTAGTAACTACGACAATGTTACGTTGAATTAAGTCTTGTATTTCTTCTTCATTAACTCGGCTGAGAAGTTCATGAATGTCTTGATTATTTGTTTGATTCTCATTCAATACAAGGCTAATAAATACTAATTGATTAATTGATATATCAAATTTATTTAATAGAGAGGTATCTAATTCTAGTATCATAATACATTAAAGTTTTATGACAAATGCACTAAGAATTTGATACTATTTGTTAGAGTCTGTTAAAACAGTTCTAATTGTCTTGGTTTTAATTCCTCTACTATCTTAAGAGCTTCTCTTAGATAATATCGATAATTAATATTGCGTTGTTCAATAGGTTTATCATCGAATTTATTCAATAAAGTAACACCAGAGGATGCTAACATATTCTGATACGAACGTGCACTAGCTTTAAATTGCTCTACTCCTACATAAGGAACATCACGCTCTACTATTTCACCTTCCTTATAACCAGTAGGCTTCCATTTCCATAGATATCCACCATCAGTAGATGCATAGAAACGATTAGTTCTCTGTTGTTCTTCATTCATATATTCAACATGCCACTGTTTTCCAGTCTTCTCAGACATTAAGAATTTCTTAATATCTTTGCAACCTTCAATAGTTTCTTTTACGGGTATTCCGTCCACAAAGTATTTAATTACAGCTTCAGGAATTATCTTTGCAGATAATCCTTTACCTAATAATACTTTAGTAATAAACATACCTTTTGTTTTGATTAAATCAGGATTCTTGCTTTCGCTATATCCTTCCTTAACTGCTATATAGTCATTAATAGCATATTGGTACATAGCTTCAAAACGATCTTCTTCGAGAGTAAGTTTAGTAAGCTGTTCCCAATTTCTACAAATGTTGTTGACTTCTTGATAGCTGTCTCTCTTAAGTAATACAAATAAACCATCTGTATTAGCTTGGACGATTCGGCATCCTATTTGAGTTAATTTCTCAGCTAACATTAGTAATAGCAACTGTCCATTTATACGAATCTGCATTACTGCATATGGACTATAACAAAAATTATGTTCATTCTGTAGATTACCTGATAAACCATTCAACGCTAACTTTAATGTCTCATTCTTTACCTTGTCTCCATTATGTTTCGCTTCTATTCTCTCATCTTTGATTTGAGAATATACTTCAAGGAATTCTGGACCTAAATGTTTAGGATAGAATCCATATTCGATTAACATACTGGGGTATAGTGATGCGACATCGATGTCTATAAGCATTTCATCTTCCTTAGGAATAATAATTTCAGGATCATTCTTAGAATGTATCCCTCCTACTCCTACGGTATAGCGTAATCCTTCGAAAACAAAGTTGTTTTCATATCCTTTTCTACCTGGAGAAACTACTTGACTTTTCATGTCATCTAGTACTCTTTGTAGTATTGGACTATCAAATTTGATAAACGGTAATATTACATCCCTTAATGGTATATAATCCATTGGAGATCTTAGCTTTTCTATATCCCACCAAGACAAACCTGTCTTTTCGAGATACTTCTTAGTTAAAATCTTCATTCCAATGTTAACACCATCCTTACTAAGGACTCGTACTCCGTATTCATTTTCAATAGCGATACGCAAATCAATATCTTTCTTACATCTATTAAGCAATTCAGTAGTAGACTCAATATCATTAATATTGTACTCTATCATACTGTCGAAATCCTCTAATGGAAGAGGCTTTGACCAATCACATACAAATTCCTGTACATTAGGATATTGCATTGTTACTTGGATCTCCTTCAAACCTACTCTAAGTTTATTTGAATATAACATAGTAAGCAAATCAAAAGTATCAAACCATATCTGATACTTCCAATGTTTCCATGCATCTATGTCATCGTCCTTAGATATAGTTATAGTCTTACTTAAATTAAATAGAGAGCTACATATAGTAGCTACATTGTAACTCATCAATCTATCTTCATACTCAATTATATAGTTTATAATTGGATTATCATAATGTAGGTTATTATACCCACAGAAGATAACTCTTGAATCTATTTCTAGATTTGTAGTATAGAAGTCTCCCCACTTAATATAAGTGTCTACTTGCTTGAAGAACTTAACTAATTCTCTTAGTTCATTCTTCCTTTGAGAAATCTCAAACTTATAGATATCGCCTGTTTCTGTATCTTTAACAGAACAGTGAAAGATATTTTGAAATACCTCGATATCGAATACAAATACCGCTTTTCCACGTATTTGCATATATTAAAGTTTAGATTTTTTGCTCCTATAGCCAGATTCGAACTGGCGCAAATCACACTATTTCTAGCGGCTCTATCCACTGAGCTATATAGGATCCTTTTAATTGTTGTTTTATTGTCAAATTAAACCTTAACGGTTTGTAATTCTAATAGAAACAAATCTACTTTAGAATCATCAAAGAAGCAATCATATTTAGTTCCCCTCAAACAATTTGAGGCTTCTGGGAACATAGAGTACGCTGTATTAAATACTGCTTGACCATACCGAATTTCGGTATTCACTCTAATTAACTTATCTGCATCACGTTTGATGTAGATACAGTCTAATTGATCTGGGTTCTGTTTTAACATTACGCTGCTAATTTTTTATTTTTGGCATATATACAATAACGATAATTAGCGGTTTCATGAGCCATATGCTTCAGATACTCAGCACGTTCCCAAATCTCAATAGAGAAGAAGTTATTCATGCTCTTTTCCAAGAATGGTAACATTTCCTTTGCATCTTTATGCAAGGCATCCAACGATTTAGCACTCGGTGTTATACTGAATGCATACGGAGTTCCTTCGCTGTTAGTACGATAGATGATAAGAAGATTATTCTTATTCATATTACGTTCCTGAGTCTTTGCAAACTTACGAGCGTGTTTCTCAGCAAGAATATTAGTAATCTTACTTTCATGAGCAGCAATACGAGCTTGCTGCTTAGCGATATTCTTCGGAGTTCCATAGGCGTGAGCAACTAGCTTATTGTGATAGTCACTGAAGTTTGCCTTCTCAAATCGTTCAATCTTTTGTTCTTTGGTCAGACCCTTCTTAACTGCAGGTCCAGTTTCAAACGTCAAATCCTTCAAATTAGGATGACGATATGTTGTTCGTGTACGCTCTATACCGTTCTTGTCAGTATATTTTGTAACGATTTCTAATTTAATACTCTTGTTAGCTTCTTTGCTTGAATTACCAGACTCAGTCCAGTAATTGATATATTTATTATTTTTCTGTTGATCAGTCTTGTTCATAATGTAAATATTTTTTAAGTTGTTAAAAAAGCATAGACAGGTTAATGTTTTAAGATTTCCCGTACGTACTCTCCCTGCCTATGCTTAGTCATAATGAAAATAAAAATGTTATTCTAGCAATTTCTTTTATATTCTTTTTTTATGCAGCAATTTTATGCAGCAATCAAAAACAGCGGAGCAGAATCATCGCTCAGATCTGTATTGTCATTGAAATCTGCAATTGCTTTGCGCAATTCATTCAAATTCAATGTGCACTCATTCTGTTTTCCACGCAGATAACTACGAGTTAGTTCCTCAGTAATGGTAAGAGCACGTTTGCCCTTCTTTGCCTTTAGAACTGGATTAATAGTGTGTTTCTCAATCAATTCTCCGAGTTTTACATAATACTCGTTGAGAGAAGACAGTTTGTAAATGTTAATGATGTTAGCATCTTTAGGAAGATCCTTGAACTTCATTCCCATATTCGCACACTGGATACGCAACTTAACGATAAGAAGCTCATCATACATTGCACGAATTGTTACAAGTAATGCCTTCAGATCATAGTTACGTTTGAAACCCTTCTTAATCACATTCTCGGTTTTGATGATTCGCCAGTAACGACTAATTTCATCAGTAAGTTTATCACGTTTAGTAATGAGGATATTCGGTTTAATATTTGTTGTAATTGATTTCATATATTGATATTATTTAATTTCTACTTGATTAATTAACTCAGTATATTAGATCGCTTACCTGTAGTGCTCGTGGTTCCATCGAAGGAATAGCCCTTATTATTTCAGGCTTGCCTTATTAACCTTACGGTCATCATCCACGAACGATTTTTAATGCCAATTCTTGCATCTTCTATGAGTATACTTATAATTATTCCACATCACTATTTGTTTAATATCTTTACGATGAATAGTAATACGGAATCTTTGTACTGGTAACGTACTATTGATATACATTTGACGATACTCAAATGTAATAGTATCTTCGTTCCATTCCTCACTATCTTTTATGGGATAGAATGTAGTTCCATCATACACTTCTATACGTTCGACGTGAGTATCAATATCTCTCATCCATGTATAAAGACATTTGTTATATACTTTATGTGTCATAGTTATAAATATTAATTTAAACCTATAAGCTCGACCCATCGTCTTGAGCTTTAGGTTTTAAAAAATAAAGTACCGTTACACCTGGTACTTGACAGTTTAAAAGGAAGTGTTTGAGTGTCGTCCATCTGACACTCGCTTTTTTTATTTTTCGATCCGGACTCCAATTGGAATCTGACCTCCTCCAAGATCTACATAGGCAGTACCATAGTAGCTCACATTAGATTGACCACGATCATTTTTACGCTGTTGCCGTGGATCTTCGTCTATCAGCTTTAGTTTATTAAGCTTGTAATCGCCTTCCGTTACACCTAGAAATGCGTACATAACAAACTTATCAATTACACTTTCATAGTCTTCTTCCTCAATAGCATTACGAATAATCTCTTGAGTGAGACTTCTAGCCAAGCCACTTCCAGGTGGAAGATACTTAGCAAAGGCTTTCGCCATCCGGATACAAACCGTTTCGAAATCTTTTGTCTCTGTATCCCCAAACAAGAAATTCCACCATTTCTTTGGGGTTCGTCCAAAGGTAACACTTCCATCTGTGTTAACTTTAATAGACGCAGGAACTTCGTTGTTAGTCATTACAATTGTACTGACTCGATGATCCTGTAGTAAGAGTTCAAACAGCTTTCGTTTCGGTTCGCTGATTAATACTTTTTTCATAACAGTTGTTACGAGAAATGTTAAGCGTTATAGCCGAGCTCTGAGTAATACTTATCGCATTCGGCTGTCTGCATTTTGTTGATATCGTCCAACAAACCGCACTGTGCAAGGGCTTCTTCAGCGATCTTCTCAAGTTTCGCCTTTTCCATTGCATTCAGTTTGTTACACTGTTCAGTCAATTTCAGACAATCGCTGAACAAAATCGGTTCACGTCCATCCTTGGAACTTGCTTCCAAAGCTTCGACAACGGTTTCCATCTTTACTTCCTTGAACTTCGCCGGAACAAGCTTGAACTGCAATGATGCATTACCATTCAGCTCAATAAGCGGAGTTACACCGTCCGGTGCTACTACAACAGCAGTACTGAAGATTTCTGTACTTTCGATAAAATACTTCATGATAGGCTTAACGGTCCGGGTCGGATCATTTTCCTTTACTTTATCATTATAATTCAAGTCAACAGGTTCAGACTTAATCGTAAAGATTTTCTTACCTGTCAGATTCCAAGTTTCCAACGTTGCACGATATTTAGACAAATCGATATTCGGTTTATTCATTTTAATTTCTCCTACGTGATTTTAAGATTGATTTCTTAGCGAGAAACAAATCCTGATTAATACTATGTTAATTGTTAAAAAAATATCTGTGCTACCCATTTTCGTCACTATGCTTTAGTCTCTTAAAAGCCGCTTATTATAAGCTATGAATGATAGTGGTTAATTCAATAACATAAGGTAACACATGTTCGAGTTAAAATTTGATAAAATATGAGATTATACGAAAAATTTGTGATAGTATAGTAAAACTCCTTACTAGAACGGGATGATATTTCTTCCCTCAGTATTCCCCGTAGGACTTTACTCATCAGACGGATGAGTCAACTGTTCTTCATTTATTTACTTCTACTTTTCTGATAACGATATGTAACGCAGTTCGAGATTTTACTTAAGGGGACTCGTACTACAACCGTTTCCCTGTTCTTTTGCCGTACCTTACAACGCAATTTGATGCAAAGATGTAAAGGGCTCCATCATCAATAGTACGATACTATCTACGGGCATATAGGCTTACAACATTCTTTGAATGAGGGTCGTTTCAGTTGAGAAACGTTACCAAACTCCAATAACAAAAGCCGTCTAATTTTTCAAGACGCCCACTTTTGGACAATTCACTTCCAGCATTGCAATAAATCCTGGGTTACTACTTCTTCTCATGGTATTTCCAACCATTCAACCAATATCCTAATGAGAGATACTATAATGGTCTCAGCGATCTCCATACATAATACTTTGCGAGCATTACTTTACGGAATTTCTTGTAGCAAGATACTTCGATAGCGGGGTGGCTTATACTTTGTCAGAGTACTACCATTGAACTTCCCAATTGTTTTTAAAGTTAAACATGTTTACACTCTCCTTATTTGTTATAGCTGTTCGTTTCAGCGTGGTCATTCATCGACGAGACTTACATTCTTCGTATTCTCCATACGCAAGCTGCTCATCGAGGCAATTCACAGACATAGTCCAATCTGCTTCGTGTCAGACCCTTAGAACCCTTTGTAACGTCCTGCTCTATGCTGGAGTGCATAGCCGTTACCTAATTATTTATAGGGAGCCTTAGTTTAAAGATAACTTTGCTTTACTTTGCTTGAGTTTTAATTGTGGGCTCAAGACCACATTCCCTTGTTTCCTATAGATATACTTATACTAATCATATACCTAACTACAAATAGTCTTTTCGCGGACTTCATGCGCTAGTTAATTTATATCCTCAGTGCAAAGCACGTTCGGTTTATAGTGACATCACTAACAAGTCACTTCTCTATATTATCAACCTTCTAATCATTATGCTTACTCGTCATAAACACTATAGTAATTGCAACTATACTATGAATTCTTATAAGCTTTAGACACGCAATCTACTTTCCATAGGGATTATTCCCAAACAGCTAACTCTAACGTTCACTGTATTGCGTATAGGTTTGTCACCTAATCCGGTTAACCTGTCATATAACTCTCCTACAACGAGATATTACATGGGCCATAGCCACTCAGCCATGTCTTCCTCAAATTCTGCTCATTAATAATATAGATATACCCCTTCATATACATATGTATTATACTTAATAGTACTCACTTCCAATTTAATAGTTCTCAAATATTTTTAATCTTCCTTACAACAGAAGTAAACTACAGCGTAAATATTTAATCCCTAACGTGATATATGTAGAACACTAGGTTAGTATTCTTTAGCCCAACGGATTGGTTACCGCCCAAGCAAGGGTGGTTTGGAGCCATCCCTAGAATGCTAGTCGATTCTTAGTCAAGATAACAGCGTCTTTTAACAGCACGTGTTCACATTCCCTCGTGATTTAGCTATTGATACAGCCAACGAATGTGTATAGAAGTAAACGATACTCCTTGCCTTGTTTAGATACGATAGCTGCTGCTTCCATATCTGCGTCTTTTAGTCACCAGTTCGGTTCTCACTTATGGGTTACGCACGCTCTCCCATTTTCTTATTGCTTCTTCAGTTACAAAGTAGTTCGTAACGCAATAAGTTATCATACTATAGTAATACTAGTTAGTTTTAGCTATCTAATATACATTTCAGTATCATGTACTACTTTCACTCTACACGGCTTAGTCAGGCTCAAGCGAATGGTTTTTAATCCCACTTAGGTGGAATTGGTTTTTGTAATGGACAGAATTTGTCAATTACCTTATTGGATAAAGAGCTAGCTATATAAATAGGCTTCTCCACTTCCTTGAGAATGTACTTAGGAACGACTTTGACATCTTCCTTCGTAGTTATCGTAACTGATGCATTGTCAGCGTTACCACTGATCGATACGGAGTCTTTGCTCAGATTGATATTAAGTTCCAACGGACTGCTCTTAGGTACGTCTACCCAGCGAATCATCGGTTGATCACTTGCTATCAAGGCTTGACTCGGAGCTTTGGAATTAAATCCAATGAATGCTCCCAAACTAAGCACAAATAGTGCTAAGAATAAATTCAAACGTTTCATTGAGTGAAACTATTTTGCTGCTGCGTCAGCGTATGCAGATTTGTCAACGTAGTTAGACAACCGCACAATAGGTCGAGCATAATACTTAACGATTTCGTTGAGTTTATCTTTTAAGATACTGTCGGAATCGCCATATGCAGCAACGAGTGTTTTACGAATAGCGCCAGTCCCAATTCGAACATCCAAAGATTTCTTCGGATCTTTTACAATGAGATCTTCTTTCTTAGAAAGAATAGCGTCGATAACATCACCAGAGATACCTGTAAGAACATCACTGTTCAACCAATCGAGCTCCTTCTCAAGAGTTGTCTTTCGGTCATCCGGAGCCTTTTCATTCCAATCAGCTGTTCTCTTTTCGATTCCATAAGCCATTGCAACTTGAGCAATTTCCGCAATCTCTTGATCAGGGAGAGTAGGAAGCCAAGTTTTCAACAGTGCGTGTACACCGAGAGGAGAATGTTCGGAATTCAATTTACCGATAGGCATAGTGCGCAAACCACGGATCAAAGTACCTTCTACTCCTTGCTGAAGGATGTTAGCAAATACTACTGATTTCTTCTCTTCTATATTGATAGAGAATGCCTTGCGAGCCCAATCGATGCCTGCTAAGATATTGTTACCTATTCCACCACCATTCTGTTTTGCGAAAATAGAACGGAGTGTAGCAAGCTTGGTCTTGTTGTCCATCTTCGGATCCGGTTCGGGGATTTCGATCTTGGCAGCTTCCATATCCTTCTTCACCTCTTTTTTCATGTCTGCAGGAATAGACTCAGGGAAGTTGATAATCATCTGGTTAGGATCGTCAGGTGCCGGCAAACCTTTCAAAGTAATACCAAGCGTTTCACGGGCAATCTTTTCCATTTGGATAGCCATAGTGTTATTTACTCTTACTCCAAGGGACTGGAAGTCATCTTCCAACTGAGCATTATACTGCATCAAAGCCATCAAAGCCATGATGTCAAATTGCTTCTTCATAGCTTGTGAAAGCTGAGCAGGAGCATTTGGATTGGCAATATACTCACTATGAACCATCTTCATCAAATCAATTTTGTGATTTGCGTCGATACGTTCACCGTCTGCCATCTTCTGGAGTCCACGTGCAATAGATGGAATAGGAGCTACTTCTTCCTTCTTAGCTTCTTCTTTTTTCACCTCTTCAGGAATAATGACTTCCTCTTCTTTTTCTGCTGTAGGAGCTGGTTTATTACCTGAGGACTTTTTATCCTCTTTTTTATTCTCTTTTGCAGTAGATGCAGCGGGCGCTTCAGTTGCAGCTGGCTTAACTTCGGGTTCCGGAGCTGGACCATCTGCAGGAGTCTCTTCTTTCTTTCCCTCTGCCTCTTTCGCAGCGATTTCTGCTGCCTTCTTTGCTTCTGCAGCTTTCTTAGCTGCTAAATCTTTTGCTGCTTTTTCTGCTTTTTTATTCTTTGTTGCCATTTTGATAATGATTTTTTTAAAAGATTAAAAACTTGTGAATACTATAGATAATTAATAACAAAATTCCTGCTTGAACAGGCCTTCACGAATCATCTATAAACGCACTTTCTCTATTCCCTGTAGGTATTCCTTCTGCCTCAACTACTACACTGTCACTGGCTATTGTATCCTTACTCACATAGTCCAGATTGGCATCTACTCTCTCCAATACAAAAGGAGATGTAGAACTGTGTGTGGGATTAGCCACTGCAGTAGTCACTACAGTTTTCTCAGGAGTATTGTCTGCAGAACTAACTGCAGACTTTAATCCTGTACCTACGATAAGACCTACTGCTAAAATGGCCATAAATTTAGCGAAGGCCTTGGCATCTCTCATACATCTTGCGATGATAAAGAGTACGATAGTTGCAGCTAGCAACATCAAAAACGTATTTGCCATAAATTGTAAGTATTGGTTAATATTGGTTAAACATTTGTTTCAGACGTTGCCGTGCCTTATTTAAACAGCCTTTAACTGTTGCTTCAGGTATAGCAAGCTCTTCTGAAATTTGCTGGTAAGACTTACCGTCTAATCTAGCATAAATTAAATCCCTATATCTCTTCTTAAGACGGGGTATACACTCCATTACGATGTCAATATTTTGCTGGAATATTAACTTGTCTTCAGGGCTATGATCTAGCGCATCCAACTGTATCGTAGAATCTTCTTCATCAATATAGTTATTTAACTTCTCTTTTTTGTTCCGTCTTATATAATCTATTGCAGTATTAACTGTAATAGTTTTCAACCACATCTCAAATGAAATATGTTGAGTATAAGTATCAAGCTTTGTATATACTTTAGTAAATACCATTGATGTAATGTCATCTGCAACATCTGTATTGGCTACGACTTTTAAAGCGGTATACCATACTGTCTTTTTGTAAGTATTATAAAGTGTAGTAAAAGCTCTTTCGGAACCCTCTTTGGCTTGCTCAATCAGAAGCTTTTCATCTTCTTTCATAGTGCGCCAATTTAGTGGACTACGATTAAACCAATAATCGTAATCCTTTGTCAATAGATAACCTTAAAAAGGTAATATATATTGTAGATACCACTCGTGTAGTATCTTCTTGCGTTCCCAATATAATTCTCGAACCCAATTAGTCCATAATATTTTATCATTATGACTTAAATAAGATAAAGAATTAATCATGTTAACCGCAATTCTTAACCGAACTAATTCGGTCTTAGACTGTGCAAACTCTGCATTAGTAATCATAGGTTCGAATAACTTATCAGTAATCCAATCTACAATTGTTCTAATACTAGGATGTTTGATCTGCATTTCAATTGAATTTGGCAATCCACGCATTATTGCTCCATCAGAAGTTTCATCTCTTAGGAATGCATACCATGCCTTTCCGAAATTCATTTTACCTGTACAATATTCTCTTCCATTTAACATGAAAGGAATACACCTATCAGGAGTAGTTAGTACTGGTACAGTTAAAGCATGTCTCTTATAAACCTCATCGAGATTTATAGTTAAATAGAGTGACGGTGACATTAGGCTATTATGATACCACGGGTTTTCATACGAGTTTTGATCTGTTTGAGAATCAGATCAGCCTGACGTTTTCCATAACCTTCTTTGATGATTACAGCTAACATCTTAATATCACATTCATGTGGATGCATCTTACGATACGTATCGTAGATTTCTACCCAATTACTGAATACATTTTCACTGTACTCAATTTGTTTAGAAGTACTTGCTTCTAATCCTTCCTCGTTGTTGATAGCATCTCCAACGGCAGGATAGTCAAACACGTAAGACTTAGGATTACTAAGAATATCTTGGATCTCCAGACTACTGGAGTCAAGCTTAGTAATAGTACCATCTCTTTGCATATCATTCAGTAATACACCGCTGACGATATTCAGCATAGGATATTCTCCTGTTACACGGATAAGAATACTTGTCTTCTTACCATTGGCTATGTACAAGCCAGCTGTTTTCAATTCAATCATTTTTTATACCTCCTTTTTTTGATAAAATTTGTTGGCTACTACATTAGCATCAGCTAAGCTAAGATCATACTTGGTCTTTACTTTAGAAACAAAGTCCATCTTACTTGTGCAAGATTCAACCATTTGTTCTACATCTTCTTTGATTCCTGGTTTATTAAATTTAACCCAGGGAATTACTTCAATTGCACTCATCACACATCTTTTGAGTTTAACATTTAATTTTGATAATTAAGTTTGTAGTAAGAGGGAGACTCGAACACCCTTCCTTCAACCTTATCAGTGTTGACGCTTCTAATCCAAATAAAGCTACTTACTCCTGCTTTTTACGACATTAGCTTGCCGTTGGACTCTCATATTACGCTGTAATACGAGTATAGTCCGTGATATAACTATAATTGCCAGTTATCAGCTTATTGACCTATTCTATCTCCTCTATTGTCGCTGTCAAATTCATTCAGCCCCTTAATTAAATAAAAAGTAATCTACACATGCAGCAAATTTGGGCTGGCTACCGGTCACTGCACTCTTTTCTAACACACCTGCGTGATTTACTTAGATCCCCAAGGAGTTTCACCATCCTCTCCTCGATTACTTATTTGTGGAGCTGGAGGGGATCAAACCCTCGTCCAAACGACGATTCAATAGACCTAACAGTCAATGTCTTAATTTCTTTAAAAAACTACTACTTCCCCTCTATTCGCATGTCATATTCAAGGGGCAACCCCTTTTCCTTCACCTGACCTAGGTAGCATACCTGGTTGATCGTTGTATGATCCGTTGTACTCTAGTGTTAACTATTTCTATTAGGGTTTTGGTTAGATAAGTAGTAGTTTGGGATTGACTTTCACCATATTAACTTGTTTAGGGTTAATAAAAATCTCTACCGTATGCCTCTGGCGAGATAGTATCAGTAGTTTTAGTTTGTATCACCTTGGAATAGTCAGTTCCAAATTGACATACATCACAGTGAGTTCCGTCACACTGTGAAGGACAGTCGTTCTTCAAACGATTGTTCTTAGTATCTTCTACAACTTTGTAGTCTAGTAATCTACTCATAACTGAAAGATTTGAATGATTTACGGTCATACGGCTGTAATTTAGACTTACTACGGGATTTAGTTCTCTGTTTCTTAAGGTATTCTTCTCTTAATTGAGAAGATCCATATGATTCTTTAAACGTCTTTCCCATGATATTACCCTCCTATGCTATTGATCATTGCGAGTGCAGTCTGTGCAAGGGTTACGATTCCTTCTGCACTGTTTTTATGCAGGAATTCGAAATCATTCTTGCTTTTCGGCCCCATAGCAATAGTTTCGAGTACTATTTTGTCAATTGTGCCTTTCAATGACAATTCATGGAATGTAGCACGAAATGCAGGGCAATCCACTTCATGATCAGGAATAGCATCAATAATGCCGATTACAGCTTCTTCAAACCTGCTCTGTTTACGAGTTCGTTTAGTAGCTATTGGGCGTACTGCATCAGATAGAGACATTAAGTCACTAGGAGTAACAAAGATGGCACTAACTTGATCTGGACCTTGAAGCAATTCACCAATTTGTTTAATTACTTCTTCTGCGTTTACATACTCAGGTAAGGCTACAATTAAGATATTTGTTTTCATTTTGATAATGTTATTTAAATAAATCGATTAATATATCAGTATAGTCATTTAATACACAATATACTTCATCTCTAGTATGTATTTCTACATATTCTAGATCTATATTGTTTATTATTGTCTCTATACAGTTCACATTTATACACATCTCGTGATCATGAGGCATATTATCCTTCCATCTACGAACTTTTAGTTGGATAAATTTACTCATGATCTTTATACTTATGTTCATGGAAGTATACACCACAGTGAGTACAGTATAAGCGTTCCTTGAACGTCTTATCCATCTTACCTTTAGGATCAAACGGATGATTCCATTTATGTCCTTTAATCAAGCAATCTATTTCTTTAGATACCTGATTGAACTTGTTTGGACTAGTAACTAAACTGTCGAAAGCAAGCTCTTTACTTCTTCTGCGTAATGCATGCAGTTTGAAGTACATTCTGATTCGTTTAATTAACTTTTTCATTCTACATAATATTAATAATTTAATTGATTTAACTTATTATATGACGACGACCCAATACCAGGATTTTCTAAGTAGGTATTTACTTTTTGCAAACCTCTGTTTGCCCCTTTTGTTGTCATTTGTTAATAAGAGTAAAGATTCAATGTTCCATATTCTTACTTGTTTAATATGACTCTCCAACAGTTTTAACACATAATCAGAAATAGCTGTCAAACTAAATCTTATTGGTGTACCTGATTTTAACGTCTGCACGATCGTAATAAATTATTCTGGTATGCATATTGCCAATAAGTGCATACTCTTACCTGCAATCTTTCAGAACTCTTTATTACTTACGCCCCACAGGTTTGTCATCTTCTGAAGACAGTCCATATTATCTTCACAGACTATATGAACTTAGGCTAGACAAAATTTACTGTTGGTTTGGCAGTACAGTATCATTTTTGGCTTTTATCGGTATAGAATCCGGCTGGTAGACTCGTGTGTGTTCGTAAGCATCACGGATTTGCGCACCAAACTCTACATTATCATAATTCTTCCTGTTAAGCAAATACTCCTTACTGATATCAGTATGCGACATATCTGTTCCGAATCGCATTAATATAGCAATAAGAGGTATATCAGGAATGTCCATGTACACAGAATCAAGATATCGATACTCTCGTTCTTGTTCTCGCATATCGAGAACGTCTTGAATTGTATACTCAGTAACTTCCTCTTTAGTATCAGTTACTACTTGTTCAACCTTTTCCGTACCACGGAAATGATTAATTGCATCGCTAACTACATCTGTAGTTAAAGCGAAGATTGCTCCCACAATGAGGATGCATACTACTGTTAAGATAGTGAAAAACTTCTTGTTACTCATTTTCTTGATAAAAATTTGTTTTAGTTATTAATTGTATATTCTCTTAGTTATTGCCTGATCATATAAATACTGTATATCATCACATGCAATATGCCAAGCCAGATAATATGAAGGATTCCATTGTGACAATGCCTCATATCGTATGTATTTAGGCATACGTTGATTATTGTCCTTTCTACTTACTAATTTATCTAGAGTGTATTCATTATCTTGTAGAGATAATATACAATCTACATAATCAGCAAGCGCATTGTATTGAACTAATACTTGTAATAGCTCAATAGGCATTGCAACTAATAGCGCATGTCTATAGGTTAATTTGTCTGGTTTAATCACTTCTAATAAATGTTTGTTTAGTTTTACCAATAGTATCACCAATAAATGTATTATTGTATACTACTCTTGTCACATATACAGTGTAGTCAATCATATTATACTCACCTCTACTAATGTAAGGGTTCATAAGATACAATTTAGGTACATCGTGCACTTCAGTTTTACCTACAACAATACAATTCTTGTAAGTAGTGATCAGTTCAGTAAAGTTGTATACTTTATGTGGTTCCTCTTTAAATAAAGTGTAACCAAAGTATATACATCCAGCAATAATTATCATTACTAGAAGACTCTTGCTTATTCTATTAAGAATACTCATGATAGAACTCATTAAATAAATCATTCCAATAACTATAACCTTCTGGAGAACGTGCCCAAGAGAAGTAATCTTCTATACCTACTATCTGTTTTTTCAGTGTAGTATGATTGAATTTTCTTGTTATCCATTCCATAGTATCTTGATACCAAATACCCTTTACACAGTTATCAAGAAACTTTGTTAGCACTCCTCTCTCAATTAAGAATAGCAATAATCTTAGATCCATCGTAGCTACTACAATGTGTCTATAACTTACCTTTTTCTTTTTCATTATTAATATTTCTTATTGTGACTAAGTTCAGTACTTAGGTTTTGCCAGTAACAATAGCCTTCATTTGAGCATTCCCAACTGAAATAATTTCCTACACCCCAATCACAAACAGATCTCTTATCTTTTTGGCAGGCTTGTAGTATTGTTACTTTCCCATCGAACATTCTCTTTTCACAATTATCGAGAAAAGCACTTAAAACTTTTTTCTTAATTAAGAATTGTAATAATCTCAAATTCATTGTGACTACTACAAGGTGTCTGATACTTAATTCTTTCTTCATAAAATTTGATATTTTAATGATTAATAATTTACTTACTCCCAAATGACCTATATATCATATCAGATAGTATTATTACTATGGCTATAAATATTAATACTACACCCATAGCAATAAACCAATCTTCTATTATATTTAGAGTAACTATTTCTGGGAATACTAGCAATAATATTCCTATTACTAGTACAATAAGACCTTGTTTAAATACACTCATATATTGTTGATATTGGTTACTAAACAAAATATGCCTATCTTCACAGACAAGCGTACTGATATCACACACTTGTGACACACATGAATTTAAAAAAAGTTCTCAACTAAACAGAACTAATACATAAAACCGTTGAAGATGATAGAGGCGGATGGTGTCCTCTATATACAAACTTTATTCATCTAATATCGCCATGACTGCACATTTGTAACTAACTTTATATCAGGTTAGTTCCCGTGCCAGGTGTTCTATAAGATATATCCTAATTTTTACATCTGCACTAATACTATCATGCTACCTTATTAGGATCGGATTTTACGTATTTTTAACTACCTAAAAATAGTTTAAACCTATTCTCCCATACTTGCTTTAGATTAGTTGCTACTAAGAGTTGCACCACAGCGAACCTAACTGTGCCTCTACCACGTGGATTACTATACAATCTTTAACTTTATTTGTGCATAATAAAGCGGTATAGTTTCTTGACTCTGCATTTCCATATAACCGGCTTGTCACGGCTTTTTCGTAGCTGCATTAAGAAGAGAGTTATAATAGTATAGTCCTTAGCGTTACCTAAGTCTTTATAAGGACATACCTAACTTATACTATTATAACTGTAACGTGGCGTGTATGTTTCACAACATAAGAAGTAAGTTGCATTTCACAGAATAGTTACTTTGCGACAAATCTGTTTATCAAAAACTGTATTTTACACCTAAAACTTATAACTACGTAACGCATAGCCTGAATATTACACGTTCTCTATCAGTCCACAGAATTCACTGCTTCACACGGCAGCTGAGTACGCCCTTACGTCTGCCAACTACACTATTATAAGAAACTGGTGCCCTCAATATCTTGGGAAGTTATTGAGTTTTTTATATCTTTTATATTTCATCGTAATGATCTTCCGCAATTACTCCAGCTTCACCAGAGTACAATATATTGTTAGCCTCATGAAAATACTCAATAGTATAATCCTTGCTATATGGTCTTGCATAGTCTACAGCCTCATTTAATGAATTAGCTGCAACTATAATCATTCCTCCACCCATTCCTGGGTATTTACCTGGATACTTTGCAATAAATATTTTCATATGCCTACAAAATGATAACAGATAATGCTGGCTAATAATAATACTACTGCAAAGGCGATACAGAATTTGAATTCATTATCTGTCGTCATATATTTAATTGTTAATAATTTTGTGTGAAAAAGGATAGGCGCACCTCACCAAGATGCAAGAGTTGTCATGGCTTCACTCTTTTTACCTGTCCAATTGTAAATAACAGCCTATCTAAAGACTATCACTTCTCTTGATATGCAACTGCCATAATAGCCATTGCAATCAGACTCTCGATTACATAGTACATCAGAAAGATGTCTGTATCAGGAGCCGCACACCATAGAACAAATGTTACTATGATATAGATAACAAAAACTGCCCATCCAAACATAACTATAATTGATTTAATTTATGATTGAAAAAATAGTAATCCTCAATATCTGCTTGTATAGATAATGGAGATACACCGTACCAAGTATAAAAGTTCGATACATATAGCTCAAACTCTTTGAAACGTAATTCTTGGGCTGACTGTGATTCACATTCTACTACTGATTTGTACATGTTTATTGCTTTCTCTCTAACATGTTTAGGGAGTAAATACATAGGAGATGGAATCATACAATCTACTGTAGTTATCTTTTTGTTGTTTAAACAGTAGGTTGTTTCAATGTAAACACAAAAGTCGTTCATATGTAGTGAATTTAATTTAGGCTATATATTAAAGTTGCTATGTTAATGGTCAATTGTGTTTTGCATAGTGATGTGAGGAGATAGATACACTACCTCCCTCACTCGCATACTACTGGTTGTCAGCAATAACATAGATACCATTAGCAACACCTGTTTGCCAATTACGTTTTGCGATTTCCACCTCGTCACCTTCTACACACTCTCCTTGTTTATTGCAGAACAACGTGAGACTAATCTTATCGAATAGTTTAGGTTCACTTACAACCTCGGTTGTTGTGTACTTCATTCCTTTTGTAATGATCTTATCGTTGACCGTCATTACTTTCTCGGCTACCTTTTCAACTTCTTTCTCTGTTTCAGTTGAATAGAACTCACCCGTCGCACGATTAAGAATGTAGAACTTTTTGCCGGTGTCCCATTGGAACAGTTTGAGGCGAATTTTCACATCATTTGTGACATTTCCGTCCTCGTCTGTTTCATACATGGCAACAAGTGCATCACATTGCGCTTGTGTACCCGGGAATAACGTTTTAGTGAAGTTGAATATACGACTTTGCATTGCCATGGGATTGATAAATCCATCCTCATCTACTACACTTGCGT